GTTGCCATTATTGTCAACCCAATGATCGCCATTTTCGTCGTGTACATCATGTGAACAATTTGTAGTTGGATTATGTGGTGTATCTCCGCAATCTTTACAGTGATATTCTCCGCCCATACCTTCATCAACGTCGGGTAAGTTTTTAGCATCAGTAGCTTCTAGTTCATCATGTGTAAATACTTCTGTTGAACCGTCTGCAAACTTAACCATACACTTGTCGTCTTGGACTTTAACAACTTTACCTGGTGCTTGTCCTGGGCTTTCTTCTTTTGGAAGTACTGTGTCACCTACTTCAAATCTTTTTAGATAGTCATCTAATGATAATGAAGATAAATCTACTTCTTCAATTTTGTTTGCTTCTTTTACTAAGTTGTATACGTATGGAAATACGCCTTTTAATTCTTCGTTAAACTGTCTAATAGTAAGTTCATCAATCCAAGTATTTGAGACATCTTCTGGAACTTCTTCTAGCACGGTTGTTTCGAAGTTAGTAAATGTTTCTGTATAATACGCTTTACGTTGTAGTGACTCAACTGTCTTTTTAACAGCCACAAGTCTTTCATTTACAACGTCCATATACCCTGATAAACCTTCAGCCATTACACTTGAGCGATTCATGTATGTCTTAAATTTACGGAGTTTGTTTAATTCTTCTGATAATCCAGTAATATGTTTACCAAAATCATCATATGCGTTTCCACCTTCACTTACGTGCATAGCCATTGCTCTGGCACCGTTTAAGTGTCTGAATGGATATTTAAATCTTTCACCGGCATCACTTTCAATATAAATGCTGTGTACATTTTGTGTGCGTCCTGCGGCATTTTCGTGGTTAACTGGACCAGCATGTTTTACAACAAGTCTTGCTGTTCCTACATCTTGGTAACTAGTTCTACTAGTTCCATACATTTTTGATTCGCTCATTTGTTTCTCCGTGCTTAGATACTCATAATCTCTTTTGTCTAAGTTAGTTTTTGTTATATCTCTTGTATCAAAATTCAACATTCTCTTTTTTGCAAATACTCTTAATTCTTTTAAAAAGTCAAACCATTTACTTTTAAGTACATGTTCGTCTTCTGAAAATAAATTCTGACCGTACATTACTGTAAGTGCTTTTTGGTCAATACTTACACTAACTTTTTTGCCGTTTGCAAAGTCAAATTCAAAGAATCTAGCTTCTTTTGGTTTATTAACCACTTCGGCGGCTTCGTTCCCTACTGTAATTTTCGGAAAACGTCCACGTATTTTGTGAAATAATTCGTCTGCTATAGTCTCAAGGTTTTTCATATTAATATTTATCAATAACCGCTAACAAATATTGGCATCGGCGGTTCGTATTGCTCCTCTCCTTCAGCTTGTGTAAAGGTATTATATATACGTGGATCCCAGTCTTTTAAAACTGCCATCATTCTTAGTGCTAATAGTGTAGCACTAACTAAGTCATCATTGGCTCCTGGCTTTGCTCTAAAACTAGTGCCTGTAGCAACATAATTTTTTAGTTCTGTAATTAATGGGCCACTATTAATAGTTATCTTCTTATTTTCAATCATAGTTTTCAAACGACTACATGCTGTAATCTTAGTACCATGTGTAGTATTAAACCCTTTGCGGAACTTGCGTACATGTCCTTTACGCATAGGTTCACTTACAAATAGCCCGGGTATATTTTCTTCACCAAAATCGTTAATAACAATAAGTGCGGCTTCACCAATTGAGTTATTCTCAACACTCCAATAAATGTTACTACCTGTTGTTTTGCAACAGTCTAGTATGTGTGTACAAATATCTCTCAGTATTCTAATTTGGGCAGGTATAGGAGTTTCATTATGTCTCCATTCTGCAATCTGTTTATAACTTGGTAATTCATAAACTTGTATTGCGGCATAGTCACCACCTGTACCCATTGCAGGGTCTAGTGCAACAGCATAGTTTTGATCGCCTGTAGGAGTTCCGTACCAACGTGTTTGGCCCATATTCATTAAGGGATTTTGTGCTTCCATAGTTGATAAATGAATACTATTAATAAGTGTTTCGTCGTATACTAAAAACTCACAACCATACTCACGTCTAAACTTTTCTTCGCCAATACGTCCAATCTCAGCAACTTTCCATGCTTCATCTCTGTCAGGATGTTCATCCCAAGTACATGTAAATCCGTGAAATCCGTTTACACCTACTTCTTGCTCATTACCATGTGTATCGTATTTGTCTTGTGATTGTTTCCAAATAACAGCAAACGTATCTTCGTCCGAGTTAGGTGTTGATGTAATAATAGCACGACCACCTGTTGCTAGTGTAGGAGATATTGAAGTCCAAAACTCTTCTGCAATATTAGGATTAACAAATGCAAACTCATCACAGTATAGTAACGAGATACTCATACCACGTCCTGTGTTACCTGTTGTAGTTGCACTAACAATACGCGAACCGTTTTCAAATTCCATTGAGCCTTTATTGTAGTTTGTAACACCTGCTCTAATATGATCAGGACAACTTTCATACACATAACGTATACGTTGCATAATTTCTTGTGCGCCTGTGTATTTGTGTGCGGCAATTAGTACAGTTTGATCTGCAAAAAACATTGCATACCATGCTAGGTATATTGCGGCAGTAGTAGTTTTACCTGTTTGTCTAGGCAACATGTTTACGTTAAATCTATGATCGTGATAACTTTTCAATAATCTTACTTGGTAAGAAAATGGATCAAATAACAATTTACCTTGAACAGGATGCTGAATAAATGCAAATTTCTTTGCAAAATATAGATACCCTGTAATTGGATCCATGCATTTAGCAAGATCCTCAATTTGTGCATCTGTATATGTTTCTGTTTTATTCGCCTTTTTGATTAAGACGCCATCTAGTGAAGTACTCATACTACTATTTAACCAAAAAAATAGGACCCGGAGGTCCTATGTGACTTAAGACTTTAATTTATAATTATTATATTATACCGTCTCCGGTAATTCGGTCGCCTATTTCGCCACCAGCCATGCCGCCTGCGATACCACCATATGGGCCAGCAAGTGCTGTTCCGCCCATTGTTCCAAGTATTGTTCCGCCGATTCTGCCTCCCAATCCTGCATTGATATCTTGGTCTCCTGCAACATCATCTTTGCCTGGAATTTTTGGATCATCTGTTGTTGCTGTTGGTACAATACTAGGACTTAGGCCTGCGTTGGACATTATTTGCATTAGTTCAGCAACTTCGTTAGGAGTTTCTGCGTTCATGTTAATGTTAACACTTGCCTGTTCGTTAACTGGTGTGCTAATACTATCTAGTTTTTCCAGTAAATCACGCATCTTAGGTAGCTGTCAATGTTGCGGCCGCTGTTACTAGTGTACCACTTGTGTCAATTGTATTTGGTCCAACTGCTGTTACTGTGCTAGTTGGATAGTTTGATGCTGTTCCGATTGTTCTAATACGTGCTTGTAAATCACCAGCAGTTGCATTTGAATCACATACTACAGTCATTGTACCACTGTTGTCGTTAGTAGTCATATACACTAAAGGATTAATTTCTTTACAAATTTGCTCTACTGTTTCATCTAATGCATCATCTTCTGCTCTTAGATCAACTGCTGTACCATTTGCAATTTTAACTATAATTTTAAATGCTGTTGCACCTGGGCTATAAACTGTTGCGGCTACTGATAGTCCTGATCCGTTTACTCTTGTTTGTCCAGCCATTAGTTATTCTCCTCAGCCTGATCTTTAATCTCTTGTTTAATCTCGTCGTATTCGTTTTCGCTAGCGGTTGGATGTTCTTTATAGAATTCAGCTTTACTCATGCCATCTTCAACATCAATCATCTTACTCTTAGGACTACCTTTACCTTCTACAACATCTTTACCTGTGTACTCTTTGTATAATGTAGAAAGCTCTTCTTTAATCTTACTTGCCAGTGCCATTGGATTATCTCCGCCTGCTACTTTTGGATAAGATTTTTTAGATTTGTTAAGATCATTTCCACCTTTGATTACATCAGTGTGTGGTGAATATTCTTCTTCTGGTGAATTAGCGTAATCGCCTTCAATTCTTGTGTCGTCGTTTTCAGCATCGTCTGCGAAAGCGCCTGTAGCTAAGGCACCAGCAACAGCTCCAGGAGGTCCGGCAAGCAATCCGCCAACACCACCACCGATTGCAGTTAGTGCCGCTTTGCCTAAACCTGCTTTAAGGTCTTGGTCTCCTGGAACGTCATCTCTACCTGGAATCTCTGGATCATCGTCCATTGCACCCAATGCTTTCATATGCTTTTCCATATCCATTCTTGGTGTTAGTGGTTTATCACTAACTTTTTCTGGTGACATACCTGCATTACGCATCATATTCATTAGTTGTCCAACTTGTCCAGCATCGTCTGCTGTCATTGAAATATTCATTGATGCTGATTCTTTTAATTCTTGTTTTTTGCTAGGAGCGTCAATAGCGTCCATTTTAGCAATCATGTCTTTAAGGTTCATTATTTGCTCCCTACTGGTGATACAGTATTTTCCTTGTCGGTGATATCTGCGCCTTCACCTGGTTTAACATCTTGTAACGGATCATTTTCACGCTCTGATCTAGCTGTTTCAAGTTCTTTTAACAGTGACATAACGCGGTTTCCACCAACATCGTCTTGTGCTGAATCTCCGCCCATATCTTCTGTTTCTAATTTAATTTCGTATGCACCATCATCTTTGATATTCTGGTAAATTTCTTGTGGCTCATTTACATTACGTACAATAATGTTAGCTCTGTCAATATCGCAACATTGTGCAATATATTCGCTTAACACCTGTGGTGTAGTAGGATAGTTTAATCCTGCTTCGTAATATGTAACTTCGCAATTACTGAGTTGTGGGAAATCTAATGGTCTTTCTTGGATTGGCGTCTTTTTGCCGGCGCTCATTGATGCTACGCTATAACGATTCAAGCATGTTTCTAAACTATCAGCACAGTTCTCTGGTAGTTCACCTGCTATTCCAATGTTAAATTCGTATATTTTTTTCGCTTCTGCTAGGTAATTTGTAAACATGTTTCCGTCCTTATTAAATTATTTATCCATATTCTTAAGTTTTTCGAGTAAACTATTACGGTCTGTGACTATATAACCTTCGCCTTGTATTAGCTCGTCGTCTGGTCTGCCGTCTTTATCTAACTTTTCTTTCTTAAGTTGTAGTTCAATCATTTTGAGTTTCTTATCCATCTTTGCAACTTTAGCATCGAGCGATGTTTTAAGCATTCCGCCTGCTACTTCAAAGACTCTTCCTGAGTATCTTGACTCAACGTTCATGCCCAAATCCATTAGATCATCGTATGCATCCATTGCTTTTTGAGCAATATCATTTAACTCTGTATCAGCCATTTCACCTAAGCCTTTTACTGCTGGTAGTGCGGCCGCTATTTTGTCAAACTCTGCAATGTCTCTTAGAGTTTCGTTCTGTTGAGCTACAACATCTTTTTTGTCTTTTTTCTGATCTTGTTTGATAATTTCTTTACTATCAGGTAAATCAAGAAGTTCTTCTAATTTCTTTGTCATTATATACTCACATTAACTGCTACTATTATTTATCGTTTTCCGTTGTGGAACATATCCTTTTCTGTCACCACTCTAAAAGTAAGTCCTTTAGACTTACAATATGCCCTTGCGGCTTCCCACTTTGCCATATTTAATGCTACGTGTGCTTGATTATGTCTAGACTTTCCAGCTGATTCCATAGTAGTTTGGTTATTAGGCTTTACTTCTATAAGCTCAACCATATTTTTACCTTTTTTTGTCTTATATTGTATGAAAAAATCAGGTACATATATTGTATGTTTACCTGTTAAGGGATTTCTATATGGAATTTTTACTGCTTCGCTTGCCCATGCTTGTATAGAAGGATTTTCGTCACAAAATTTCATAAATGCAAATTCCCAACTACTACGATAAGTTGGCGTTTTACGTCCTACATATTTGCTTGGATTTTTAGATTCGAATTTACCTTGTGCAAAACGTCCCATGGGTTACCCCATTATGTTTCTTGCTTCTAACGGAGTAGTTGTATTAGGTACTCTAAATCCGAGTGTGCTAATTTTTTGTCTATTAAAGTTTAGTACAGTTGCAACAGCATAACTTAGCTGTAGTTTGTCTAGGTTACCTAATGTATCTAATAGTTCAAATATCTTAACATTATCTATTTTTGCTTGTTGTAGTAAGATTGCGCCAGTTGATTGCGCCGCTGACTTGTCAAAACCTTTTGATTCTAAAAATCCTATTACAGCATCTACTTCGTTACTTGGATATGCAAGTTGCTTTTGGTAATAAGTATTGAAATATCTTTTTACATCGCTTGCACTTGAATTATTTTCTTTTTTTGGTAAATTTAATTGTAATTTATCCATATTATGTTCCCCCGTCGAATTGTGGTGCTTCTTTTCTAGGTCCTGTTGGAGCGTTAGCACTTACTAAACCAGCTATTTTACTTGATACTGCTCCCGATGCTCCCGAGTTTGCTAAAAGGTTACCGCCAGCTACTACTGCCGCCGCTATTCCTAATGTTTTTAATGCACCTGATCCAGCGCCACCGTTGGGTGTCATAACCCCTGCAACTCCACTTACATCAATGCCTGCTGTTTTTCCAATACTACTAACAACGCTACCTAATAATTCACCTTTTACACCAGCGGCATTTAATCCGCCTGCATTTTGTAAAATATTTGCCGCTTTTAGGACTGTACCAAAGTTAGCAGTGCCGCCTGTAATATCATCTAACACACCCATACCTCCTGCTAGTACGCCGCCTATTCCTAATAGACTCGCCGCACCGCCACCTGCTAATGAGTTTGGACTTGGTGTTTTATCATAATGTTCTTCTGCAAAACCTTTAGGTCCGCCGTTTCCAATTGGGCCTCTACTATAATGCACAGTTTCGTACTCGACTGTCATTGTATTTGCCACAGGATCACTTACGCTATTGTCCATAGTGTCGTGTTGCCAACCAGATATAATTGGATTAATTAATTGAAACGAGGTATAATTCTTTCGAGCCATTTGACTAATAGTAATACTATCAAAGAATGGTGCTCCACTATCATTATCAAAACCGTATCTGTATTGTTTATCATTGTTGCCGCCGAATACATTCCCTCTATTGTATTCAGGTATTGCTGATCCAGATTCTGGTGCTCCTGCAGGTTTAGTTGCTGAATAATTACCGTCTCTATAATAGTATCTATAATATGCTTCCCACATTGCTGTAGTAACACCCATGTTATCATCGTGCATAACTATTTGAACTGGTTGATAATCAATACGTTTTTGTACAACTCGTTTTCTATTATACTGATGTTTTACATCTGTTTGAATGTTATATGCAGGTAACTGTACTGACTTAACAAGCATATTAAGTTCATTTAAATGTTTCTCTCTTAGTTGCGGAATAACTGCGGCCGCTTCTGCGTTAATATTAAATGTAACGTGGTAAAGAAACTTTACTTTTGGTGCTAATCTATGACTATCGTCAACATACAGTCTTGCACCATGTTGATAGTCTGCGAGGTTGCCTTTTGGACTCAATGCCCCAGATACAACGTTGTCTAAAAATCCGTTTAAAAAGCTCATACTAATATTTATCCTTTTGAATAAAGTGGGCAGATAATATAGTCATAAAAAAGGGACATAAATGCCCCTTAATTTAAATTTTGTTTAGTTTAGATTGCGCCGCCACCGGTAATAGCAGTATTAATAGTTCTACCTACTGCTGTACCAATACCAGTACCTTGTGGTGATTGGATTGCATTGTCGTATCTAACTGTTAACGCTATTGTTACAACTTCTGAAGTTGCATAGTTTAGTGTATTGTAGTTAGTACTTTCTAAGTAACAACCGTATAGTTCAAATGTTTCTAATACGCTTGCCGCATTCGCTCCGTTACCACCGTCAAGTATTTCAATTCTAGTAACAAACTTGTAGTCTGCACCACTTGCCGCACTTGACTGTTCAAAGAAATCAAACTGTTTCTGAAGTTGTTCACCAACCATTTTCTGTACGTTGTTGCTAACATCTTCACGCAAGTTAATTGTAATTGGTTCCCAAGTATGCTTACCAGCTAGATAAACTCTGGAGTTGTAAATATCAACCGTCATTTGATCAAAACTAACGTTAGGTCTTGTTACGTCCATAACTTGTTTTGTTAGCTCTGTTGACGGACTCGATACACCAAAGTTCTCTAAGCTCACTCTAAAGCGATACTGTAGTTTGGGCATTAACAAACCTTGATTAGATGCACTTGCGTTACTATCTAGTGGTACTGTTAATTTTGAAAGTGTTGAAATTGCCATTATATGCTCCTGTTACTTTTATTTATCTGATTATAGTCCACTAATTTCACCAGTGTTTTTCAATCTCAGTGGAATGTATATAAACTCAACTGCTTTAACTGGTTCAATAGCAATATCCAAATACAGCTCGTTTCTATCAATTCTACTTGGAGTATTGTTAGACTCATCACATACAACTAGGAAGTCATATAACGCTCTTTGTGATACTAGCTCTAGCATTAAGCTATCTGCTTGTGCCTTGATCTCATCACGTGTGATTTTATCATTTGGCTCAAAGATGTAAGGTTTAGCAAGTTTCTTAAGTTGTGATCTCAAGTAAATTACTAGTCTTGCTACGTTGATTCTATCTAATGCACTTGCGTTCTTTGCTCTAGTCTTTTGACCAAAGTTAACAAGTCCTGCTCCTGTTAAGAATGTAATTGGGTTAATGTTATTAGCATAAAGTGTATCACGCTGTCCTTCGTTTAATGCAATTGACTTAAATTCGCCTTCTGCATCAATGTAACCTGCGGCACTTGCATTTGTAATTCCACCACGTCTTGTTCCTGCTGGAGCAAACCATGGAAACGATACTTGATCGCTTAATGCTAGTGTTCTTAGGATACCGTGACTTGGTGGAACAACAACGTTGTTACCTGCGTTATCACTTGTAAACAAGCTCGGGTAGAACATACCTAAATATTCGTCTCTAGTAACAGCACCGTTATCATTATCTTCAACAGCTAATGCAGTATTTGCACCCCAGTTGTTAAGTGTAGTGCCATCGCTTTTTAATCTAAACGGACTGTCACCTACGATAAATGCTGTTAGGCCTCTATCATTGTTTAGTGCAACCATTTCATTAATTAGTTCTGAATATCCTGGAGCCGCCATTACGTTAAATAATCTTGACTCATCATCTCTAATGTCTTGATTACTATTAACCATTGCTTGCAACGCTTGGATAATGACCTTACGCTGTGCTTTACGTCCAAAGCTACCTGCGCCATCAACTTGGTTAGCTGACTCAGTTACCCATCTATGTGGATAGTAAGTAGCCATACTCACATCGCCCATTCTAATATTTTTAGCAGTTACATCTACTTTGTTACGTACAAATTTCTTAACGTTAAATCCGCTTCTACGTAAGTTCCAAAGCAACATACCTTTTGGATATAGTGCAGGATCTGGTGCGTCGGTGTCTAAATGATCACTAACTAACAGTTCTGCAATAGTTCCGCTTGGTGCTAGTGTAGCTGTTCCGCCACTTGTACCATAACGTGCATCTGAAAACAAAATACCATCTTCTGAAGTTTGATCACCTTCGTCTAATGCTAACCATTTTTGAAGATCTGCGTTATATTTGTGTACTTGTGGATAGTTTTCTAAGTCTGCTGTTGATACCCAAATGTCACCTGTTACTAATGCAGATGAACCGTCTTGTTGTGTAGTTGGTTCTGTAGCACTAACAATTGGCCCTAATGGATCAGCTGAAGCGTAAACGTTTTGGTAACCTTTCCATGTAGTACCATTGTGTACCATAATATCAACTTCGTCAACAATACTGTTGTACCATAATGCACCATCAGTTGTTAATGCTGTTGGAGCGTTTGCACTTGCAGTTTGTGTTAAGATCTTCCAGTTTGAAGCATGGAAGTCGTACACACTATCACCTGTTGGTGCCGCATATAAGTTTGCTGTACCTGCTTTTGTGGTATAATTAAATGCCGCAAAGCCAATTAATCCTAATGCACCGTTTGTATCTTTAATGTGGATTTCTCCGCCATCGTTGTGCTGGACAATAACTCTGTTACTTGCATCTACACTTGCAACAATATTAACAAAGCCTGCCGCGTTAATTGCATCTGCAATTAAGTCTGCGTCACTTGCCGCGCCTGTTGCTGTAATAGTTAATGCTTTACCAGTTGACATAGCCGCTTGTGCAACAATGCTTTCTGACATTGTAAATCCATATGACTGACTGCTTAACTGTGTAGCTACTGCACTTGATGTAATTGAAGTTGCTGTTGAACTATTTCTTGCAAAAATTGTAAAGTCAAACTCTTCGTTTTCTGCTTCAGTAGTATGTGCTTGTACATATAATTGACCTAATGAAAGTCCAAGTCCACCAGTAGTTTTATCTAAATTAAAGATAGCCGCTTGGTGTGTCTTATAAACAGGAGCTGGTTTGTCTTCCCACAACTTAGTAGTACTATTGAATGCTTTAACTTTCATTTGTACACCTAAATTAGCGTCAGTTGTTTTAAACCAAACACTTCCTGTAGGTCTTGTTTTTGTATCAGCTGTTTTAAATCCTGGAACTGCTGTATGTGGAGCAATTTCGTATGCTGGTGAATAGTAAGTTCCTGCTGTTAGACCTAAGTCTGCTAGTAGTGTACCTGAAGCACCTGCTGAAATAGCAATCGCACCGTCATCATCTGTTGAACCGTCAGTTGTATTTGAACCGTCACCAAAGATGTGTAATTTTCCGTCTACAACACTTGCACTTACACCTGTAATACCGCCGCCTGTAATATCAGCCGCATACTGTGTAATTGTTGTTCCAGTTGCCGCTAAAGTTGTTCCGTTGATTACAATAGTTTGTCCTAGTGTATGAGTACCTGTTGCTGTACCTGTTACAGTTGGCCAACTTTTGACCCAATCAGCTGTTCCTACTTTAACCCATGCACCTGATGAATTTTTGTAGTATACTTTATTAGTAGTAGTAGTTGTAACTACTGCATAGTCGCCTACTGCGCCTACTGCACCTTTAGGAGCACCTGTGTTTACAGCTCCAACTAGGTTTACTTTATTTGTAATAACAATTGGAGTTTTATTTGTAAATGACTGTCCACCAGTAACAGTTACGATATTGCCGTTCCATTCAAATATTCCGTATTTGGTTAATGCTGTGTCAAACCAGTATGTTCCATTTGCTGGATTTGCCGCTGGAGCACTTGCACTTGGACTCAATTCGTCTAGATCAACATCTGCTCTTACAACAAATGCTCTGTTACTAACACCCAAGTATGAATATGCCGCTTGTAAACCGTATTCGTTTAGTTCGCCGCCATTTACTGGATTGTTACTAGCATCTGTTTGGAAGTATGGATCTCCGAACGTGTCTGATAAATCTCTTTGTGATGTAATTAAAAATGGTACTCCGGCGTTTGCCTTTATTGTACCTCTTGCTGTACCTGTTCCTGCCGCGTTTTGTTTGTCTTGTTTTGAAACAACAAAAAGCATTGGAGTAGTACCTGGTTCTGCTGGTGTGTAAAAACTCTCGTCAATTACGCTAACTTGTACACCTGGTGATATTAAAGCCATTTAAGTTCTCCTGTTATAACAACTGTTAAAAGTATTTATATGATTTCTTCAAAAACATATAGCAAAACCCCTATAAAAAGGTACCACAAAGGTGAGGTAAATACAATATGAGACCTTTATGCGAATGCGGATATAGACCTGCGGCTGTAAACTATAAAAAGAACGGTAAAACGTTTTATCGTAAGCAGTGTGATACTTGTTTACATCATGGTAGAAAGATGTGGGGTATACCTAAATGGCATCGTGCTGGTTATAGACAGTTAGATACTTGTGAAAAATGTAGCTATCATAGTAAACATAAAGAACAGTTTAATGTTTATCATATTGATGGTGATCTTAATAATACTTTGCGGAGTAATTTAAAAACTATCTGTGCAAACTGTCAGCGGGTGATGCAGAAGCAAGGCGCAAAGTGGAAACAAGGCGACCTTTTACCTGACTTTTAAGATCTTCAATAGTTCCTTCATTGTAAATATTGTGTTCAAATGATGCTTTTGCCCAGCGCCATTCGCTAGGGTGTATGTCAGTTGGTTCAATGCCTAAGTCTTGGTACTGTCTAAACCATACAGGATCAGGCCCACGTTTAACACACCAAACTTTACCACCCATACCTTTAATAACTTCTACTTCATTTTCAAAACGTACATCAGGAATAACAAAATTTGTATTAGGATTATCAACAATAGTCTTTTTTACAAAACTTACCCAAATACCGTCATAGAACCCATTACGCATACAATCAGTACCAAATTCTTGCAGTACTAATCTTGGAGTTACACTACGTCCTGTTTCTTCTGTCCAAAATTTATCTTCTTGTTCTCGCCAGTAACGACTGTCTGGGGTTTCACCTTCAAGCATATCACGTGGCCAATCAAACATTAAAGATACTGCATCTTTAAGTTTATCTGCAAAACTAATTTTTTTAAAGTTGTGTTCGTCGACTAGAATGTCTGCTACTGTACCTTTACCACAACTGATGAGTCCACAAATTCCAATAATCATAATGAATCCTTAATTTATAATATATTATACGTTATAATTTATCGGATGTCAAGTGTTATTTTAGCCAATTGTGAAGCCGTAGCCAACGCCGCCAGCCATTGCTAGTGATACTTCTGAATCAAGTTTTTCCATTTCGGATTGTGCTTCAGCTTTTAGTGCATCACCATTAAGTGAGCTACCACCTTGTGGGCCTGAAATAGTAGCAAATTTACTACGTGCTTCTCCTAGCATGTACTTACACTTTGCAAGTGTGTAATCTTTGATCCATTGTACAGCCATATAGTCATCTAATAATTCAAAGTCTGGTCTGTAATTGTAACACTCTAGTAATAATTCTTCTTCTGCACGAGCACGTTGTAAGATTGTAAGTTTTTTATTTGATCTGTTCCATTTAAATTCAATGAATGATCCAAACATACGTCCTACTAATTCTTGATATCCTGCAAATGCATTATAAGTTGCAAGTCCGCCCATATTACTACTTGCTAAAAGATAGGTATTTGTGTATGCCATGTTAAATGGTTCAAATAATGTACCGCCATCGCCGCCACCTGTGCGTGAACCAATTGAACGTCTATAAATCTTTTTAACTTCCATTATTTCGTTTGGTAATACGTAATCATTTTGATCAATTACTGTAGGCAAAAAGATGTACGATTCTTCAACAGCGTTTTCACTACGCTGTCTAAACCTAGTTAATGCTGTATTAAGAGCACTTTCATAGTGTTCTGGATCGAGTTCAATATCGATCATTCCGCCACCAAGACTAAGTTCTACGTATTTGTAAACTTCTTGCTTTTTTGTATTAATATTTGTTGACATGTATCTTCTCCGTACATTGTATTTATGCGTTACGATAAATACTATTGTTATGCCGAGACTTAGTTTATACAAACCCGAAAGAGGGAAAGATTATTCGTTCTTAGATAAGACTATAACAGAGATGTTTACCGTTGGAGGTACCGACGTCTTTGTACACAAGTACTTAGGACCTAAGAACCCAGATGATGCAACTGCTACGGCTGATCAGCCGCAGTATAATGCTGTCAAAGAAACCAATATACAAGACATGCTGTTTATGGAAAACAGAGATCGTAAATACGATCCTGACATTTATACAATGCGTGGCATTTATAGTGTTTCAGATGTAGATTTTGATATGAGCCAATTTGGTTTATTCTTACAAAATGATATCATCTTTATGACAATACCAATTAATTACAGTGTAAAAACACTAGGGCGTAAAATTATGTCCGGTGATGTAATTGAATTACCTCATTTAAAAGATGAAAATGCACTTAATGATTTTAGTGTAGCTCTTAAACGCTTCTATGTAGTAGAAGATGTTAACAGAGCAAGCGAAGGATTTTCACCAACTTGGTATCCACATTTATATCGTGTAAAAATGAAACAGATTCTTGATAGTCAAGAGTTTAAAGAGATACTTGATTTACCAGCAGAAGAAGGAAGCTCACAAACATTACGTAATGTTCTTAGTACATATGAGCGAGAAATGCAAGTTAATGATGCTATTATTTCACAAGCAGAAGCAGATGCTCCTAAAGCAGGTTATGATACTAGTCATTTGTATACATTACAAGTAGACGATAACGGTGAGCCTGAATTAGTTACAACAGATAGTAGTGAACTTGATGCAAGTACACAAAATGAATTAGCAGATAGAGTTAACCAAACACCAGAGCGTGAGGGCTATACTGGTTATATTATTGGTGATGGATTAGCACCTAATGGAGAAGCGTTTGGAAGCGGTATTAGTTTCCCACTTAGTCAAGTTGAGGGAGATTATTTCTTAAGAATTGATATGTTACCAAATAGATTATTTAGATACGACGGAAGAAGATGGGTTAAGATGGAAGATAATGTACGTATGACAATGACTAATACTGATACTAAACAGACACAAAGAAGTGGCTTTGTTAATAATACTAATGCATCAACTATTGCAGGCGACACTGTAGTAGAAAGACAGGGATTAGGCAAAGCACTTAGACCTAAGGCAGATAATTAATGCAACATTTTTATGATGGACAAATAAGAAGATACCTTACTCAGTTAGTAAGACTGTTTAGCAACTTCTCATATAAAGACGGTGACAACAAAATAGTACGTGTGCCTGTTATGTACGGAGATATCACACGTCAAGTTGGGCATATTCTAAGAGATAATTCAGAAAACAAAGTACCTAGTGCTCCACGTATGGCAGTCTACATTACAGGATTAGAGCAAGATAGGTCTCGTACTTCAGATAGTTCATATACTAACAAAGTACATATCAGAGAAAGAGCATACGACGATACTGGTAACGAATATTTAAACACACAAGGCAAGAACTATACAGTAGAACGTATTATGCCTAGTCCATATACATTAAATGTTAACGTAGATATTTGGTCAACTAACACGGATCAAAAATTACAAATTATGGAACAACTATTAATGTTGTTTAATCCTAGTCTAGAAATACAAACTACTGACAACTATGTTGATTGGAGTAGTTTAACTAGTGTAGAATTGACAAGTATGAGTTTTAGTTCAAGATCAATTCCTATTGGAACAGAAAGCGAAATTGATGTTGCACAACTTAGTTTTACAACACCAATATATATTAACATGCCTGCTAAGGTTAAAAAGTTAGGAATTATAACAAATGTTATAATGAGTATATTTGACGAATCAAATGGTAATGTTGCTTTAGGAATTAGTACACCTGAACTAAAAGCATACTCCGATAGTCCAGCAGAAAGAGCGGCAATGGATAAACAAACTGATCGTATTCAACGAGATTCTTTAAATGTTTCAGTTAGTACTACTACTTACAAAGACTACGACATGATTGTTATGAATAATATTGCACAATTAATTGACCGAGGGAAAACAGGTACAGTAACCTGGACTAGGTTAATTGAAGCATTACCTGGCCAATACAGAGCAGGTCTTACACAGTTACAATTACAACGTAAAATACTAGCAGGTGAAGACACGAGTATAAGCGTTAACGGATCAGTAACTATTAATACATTAGACGAAAGTCAATTAATAATTGATTGGGACGAAGACACAATTCCAACTAATACAACGCTATCGTCTCCAGCAGGTAGAAATAATACAGGGTCAATTGACTTTATTATTAATCCAAGAACATATAATCCTACTACTGCTAAAGCGGCAGGACTAAGATTATTACTACTAGGTGCTATAAACACAAGTGCTAATGTCGGCGGACTTATGGATTTTGGTCAGGATCCAAGTGATGGTAGTTCTAAAGATCCATATGATGGTCCAGATGCATGGAAAAATGCAGACGGATCAGACTTTGTTGCTGGTGAAAATGATATTGTTGAATGGGATGGAACCAAATGGACCGTTGTATTTGATGCTAGTACAGACTCCGGAACTGAAACAAAGTACATAACCAACCTAAATACTGGTGTACAGTACAGATGGACTGGTACAGAATGGATACTTTCATTCGAAGGCGAATACCGAAAAGGCACCTGGCGCCTGTCACTCTAAAATAAGTACTTGTATGAGTCAAGAAATTATATGCAGTGGTGCCTTGTTTTATTCACTTAAAACACAACGGTTTTTATTATTACATCGCACACAAAGTAAACAAAAACATGTATGGGGATTAGTAGGCGGTACTAACGGCAAGGACGAAGCTCCGTGGCCTGCACTACAAAGAGAAATACACGAAGAAGTCGGTGAGTTACCGGACATAATCAAAACTATTCCATTAGAAACTTTTATTAGTACAGATGAAAAATTTAGTTTTCATACATATCTGTGCATACTAAAAGACGAATTCCTTCCAACGTTAAACGAAGAACATGACGGATATGCATGGGTTAGTTTTGGAAGATGGCCCAAACCATTACATATGGGATTACGTAATACACTACAAAGCAAAACCAATCAAACTAAATTTGAAACAGTTTTTAGTCTAATTGATTATTTAGAACAGGATAAAAAATGAAGCAAATCAAAAACATTACAATAGTAGGCGGTGGGTCAGCGGCATGGTTAACAGCCGCATATATTCGAAATAATATGTGGGACGTTCCATTAACAATAATTGATAAAGAAGTAGGAACACCTATTGGTGTTGGTGAAGCAACTGTATTAACTTTTCCTTCTTTTCTTAGAGAGTGTGGATTACATGAAAGAGATTGGTTTACACAAATAGATGGAACGTATAAGGCTGGTATTAACTTTCCGGGATGGAAGAAGCCAGGCAATACTGTATGGCATCCTTTTTATCTTAATAAATCATATATTGATCAAGCAATAACACAATACGATGTTTGGGCAGATCTAGGCAAGCGTGAAACCTTTCAAGAGCAGGCTTTACCCTGTTATAAAACAACTATGGATAATAAAATTGACATACACCATGCGTATACAACACTAGCATATCACATTGATTGCGGAAAACTAGTAAAACGTTTACAAGAAATATGTCAAAGAGACACGAATATTATTAAAAGTGAAGTTGTAGATGTTATTAGAGACGACCAAGGATATATTACTGAACTAAAATTAGCAAACGGGCTAACACATAAAGGAGACTTCTTTATTGATTGTACTGGCTTTGGTTCAATACTAAAAAAGCCAGACAGAGTTGAGTTGCTAGGCGAAGGAAGATTATTTACAAATACTGCTGTTGCAGGACATGTAGAATATGAAGATATTGAAAAAGAACGTACACCATATGTAAATTGTCCTGCTGTAGACCATGGATGGATTTGGAAAATTCCTACACAGTCACGCATGGGCAGTGGCATGGTATTCAATAGAGATATTACTGACGTTGATACTGCTAAACAATATTTTAGCGATCATTGGGATGGAAGAATCAAACCAGAAGATATGAAAGTTATTGACTGGAACCCGTATTATAGTAAAAACTTTTGGGAAAAGAATGTTGTTTCAATTGGCCTAAGTGGCGGATTTATTGAGCCGTTAGAGAGTACAGGGTTAGCAAGTATGACAACAGGTGTTCAAGAACTTGCAAAAATGATACCCCAGCAATGGTATGATGACAAGAGAATTAGTGCTTACAATAATTATATGATGGATTGGTATGATGATGCTGTTGATTTTATTAACAGTCATTATGCTGATACTGAATGGGATACACCTTTTTGGAATTTTGTAAAAGAAACACATGTAAAATCAGACAAACATAAATTTTATGAACGTTGGTTAAAGGATCCTAAAAGAAGTTTTTACTCTAGAGTACATTCAGTTACACTATTTCATCCACCTAATTGGCAACTTTGGTTAATACAAATGGGATATCCAGCACACTCTGATGTATCAAGGATACCAAAATTAGAACTAGAAGAACAGCAACAAGAGTTTATGAAACAAGAATACCTAAGACATATAGTTAGTATGTCACACTCTGATGCAATTGAAACTACTAACTTAGGTGTTGACTGGTTTTCAAAAGCTATGAGTCGTACAGATAGAGATATAATGCTATGAAAATAGTTGTTGTTGGTGGAGGCACAGCTGGTTGGCTTGCGGCACTTTTAATTAGTAAAATTAAGCCAGAACATACAGTTACTTGTATTGAAAGTACTAAAGTTGGAGTAGTTGGAGTAGGCGAAAGCACTACTGGTGCTCTTACAACTATTATACAAAATGAAATGTGGGACCTTGGTTGTAATGAACAAGACTTTATTAAAGAGTGTGATGCTACAATTAAGTTAGGCATTAAACATATAGGCTGGAATGAAGATCCTAGTAAGTTTTATATTGGTCCTATTGATGGCACTCCTACTAGTAATGACCATGGTGATATTGTTTTTCAACATGCTTTAGGCTTTAGAGATCAAGATTTACTACACATTGCAACAGAACTTGGTTATAAAATACATCACAATAAAAATACACTTGTACAAGTTAACGGCAATCATGCATATCATATGGATGCACATCTTGCAGGGCAATATTTCAAAAAAGTTGCTACACATGCTGAACATATTGATAGTGAAGTAGAGCATGTACAACTTGATAGTGAAACAGGTTTTGTTACTTCAGTAAAATTAAGTAATGGCAAGACAGTAGAAGGTGACATGTTTATTGATGCTACTGGATTTAATAGAATATTAATTAATGCAGTTGGCGGCAAATGGAAAAGTTACAAGGATAATTTACCTGTAAACAGTGCATTACCGTTTCATTTACCATATGAAGATGATGAAGTTATTCAGCCAGTAACTAATGCCTGGGCACAAAATAACGGCTGGTGTTGGCAAATACCTACAAAACATAGACGCGGTTGTGGCTATGTATTCTGTGATGATTTTGTTACTCCTGATCAAGCACATGCAGAACTTGAACAAACAATTGGACGTAAAGTTGACCCAATTAGGCATATTAAATTTGATAGTGGTAGACAAGAAAAACTTTGGATTAAGAACGTATTATCAATTGGCCTAGCTGGAGCGTTTGCAGAACCATTAGAGGCAACAAGTATTCATACAACAATAATACAGATAAAACATTTTGTTTTTGGTTGCTTAGGAGCAACTAAAGAAGAGACCTGTAACATTGGAACTGTAGATGATTATAATAAAAAGAATGCTCATTTATACGATACAATGAAGGACTTTTTAGTAGCACATTATACATGCGGGCGTAAAGATACAGAATTTTGGAAGTATATTAACAGCGGTGCAACAGCTACTGACTTTGTAAAGTCTATGCACGAAGTTTGTAAACACAGAGTACCTAATGCAACATTATTCCCAAGACCAGAGGGCGGAGCGGGTTGGCCGTTGTGGAGTTATGTACTTGCAGGTACTGGCAAACTAACAGCTGAGGTTGCACAAAAAGAATTAAAATTTAATAACGATGTACAAATTAGTGATAGTGCGTATCGTTATCATGTTGAAGTTTTTGATCAAGGGATTCAAAATTTGCCAGACAACACACAATACATAAAGGGTATGAAATGAAAGTTTTAGTACTTGGCGATGTAATAATCGACAAATATATCTACGGAACATCAACACGTATTAGCCCTGAAGCACCTGTACCTGTTATAACTTATATTGAAGAAAAAGAAACAAGAGGTGGCGCAGGACTTGTATACGAAAATTTAAAAAGTTTGGGTGTTGACGTTGATATGTTTGAAACGCCTGGGCAGATTAGTGTAAAAACAAGAATAATCTGTGACGGACATTACATTACACGTATTGATGATGACGCACAAGCTGACAGTACTGCTGTACTCCAACAAGTGTTAGCAACAAATTTTTCTCAGTATGAATATGTTGTACTAAGTGACTACAACAAGGGTGTACTAGACGAAGCAAGAGATATCATAAAACATATTAATACGTTTGGTTGTAAGATAATTGTTGATCCTAAGGAAAATTTTTGGTATTATGAAAATGCTTGGTTAGTAAAACCAAACTACAGCGAATTTGAATCTTTAGAATTTGATAGTTGGTACGGTAACATTATTACTACTAATGCAGGCGATGAAGTTATTGCTACGATTGATGGTAAAAAATATGAAATACCGGTAGACAATGTTGAAGTATCTGATGTTACAGGTGCTGGAGATTGTTTCTTAGCAGGGTTTGTATATGCACTTACACAAGGGTATGATTATGGAAAGTCATTAAAACTTGCAGTACGTGGATCAACAGAAAGTGTAAAACATTCTGGTACATATATTCTTAAAAAAGACGACTTAGAAGATGTAGTTGTATGGACAAACGGAGTGTTTGATATATTACATATAGGCCATTTAAAGCTACTTAGACATGCATACAGCTTAGGAAATAGACTTATAGTGGGCATTAACAGCGATGCGAGTGTGAAGCGTTTAAAAGGTGATTTAAGACCCATTAACGATGAGACCACCCGCAAGGAAGTGCTCTTAGAGCTTGGTTTTGTAGATGATGTCATTATATTTGATGAAGATACTCCTTTGGAAGCAATGACCAAATTAGAGCCAGATATTATAGTAAAAGGTGGCGATTATACATTTGATACTGTAGTTGGAAATCACTTAGCTAAAGTTATTATATTTCCTACAGTTGAAGGACATAGTACAACAAGCACAATTAAAAAGATTGACAGCAACAATTAAAGATAGTATAATAGTAAAAAGAGGTAGAAATGAAAGTATTAGTAACAGGACATAAAGGATTTATTGGTAGTTATATTGCCAATTATCTAACAGAAAAAGGTCACGAAGTTGAAGGCTTTGAATGGGTTGAACATGTAGTGCCAGACGTATCAGCATACGATTGGGTAATACATTGTGGTGCAATATCAGATACTACTGAAAGAGATATAGATAAAGTTTGGGCTCATAATTATGAATTTACATTACGATTAATGCAAGTTTGCGAAAATTATAATACTAATATTCAGCTTGTAAGTACTTCTGCTGTTTATGGTAACAACACAAGTTTTAAAGAAACAGATCCTGTTTATCCACAAACTCCTTATGCATGGAGTAAATTTCTTATTGATAAGTTTTTAAAAGAAAATGGATACGAAAACTTTGGTATGCTTGTACAAAACTTTAGATACTTCAATGTATATGGTCCTGGAGAAGGGCATAAAGGTGATCAAATGAGTTTGGTTAGCAAGTTCCAACAGCAAGCCGCACACAATGGTGTAATTAAATTATTTGAAGGTAGTGACAAATATCAAAGAGATTGTGTAAGTGTACATGATGTTGCAGTAGTCCATGAAAAGATGATGCACGAAACAGATGCATGTGGATTATATAACTTAGGAACAGGCAAAACAAACAACGTTGAAGAAGTTGCTAAAATTATTGCTAAAAAGTATAATGCAAAAATTGAATATATTCCAATGCCTACTCATCTAAAAGGACAATACCAAGAATACACATGTGCAGATAATGAAAAACTGCACAACACTATAGCTATGAGACACTGGCACACAATAGAGGAGTATATTAATGCAACCAACTAGACTAGAAGGTAAAATAGACAAAGGCTGGGGATACGAATTAATCTGGGCAACTAACGAACACTACTGTGGTAAAATTATGGTGTTTGAAAAAGTTGGATCTAAGTTTAGTATGCACTTCCATAAAGAAAAAGATGAATCATGGTTTGTTAATAACGGAAGATTTTTATTAAACTATGTTGATACAACTACTGCTGAATTTAAATCATTAGAACTTACTGACGGTATGACTTGGAGAAATCCTCCACTAATGCCTCATCAATTAGTTTGTATGGAACCTGGAAGTAGTATTACCGAAGTAAGTACCCCTGATAGTGTTGAAGACAACTATCGAATTGCACCTGGCGATAGTCAAAAGCCAAAGCCTCAATTAGAAGAAACTAAGGACGAAGCAGACTCTTAAGCCTGTGCTTCACCCCATTTAATAATAATATTAGCGTTTACTGCCGCACCTGACGTTTTATATACGTTTAGTGCAAGCACGTCTGGACCATTTGGGAAAGTACCTCTACCACCTAGTGTAGTATTTGTAAGTTCTTTCAAGTCTTTTAGATCCAATGTAGATCTTTCTCCAGGTTGTGCAATAAATGAGAACACAGTTTCACCTGGCTGTGCAAATGGTGGTTGACTAAACTCAAAGTTAATTAAATCACCTGGGCTAACTGTACCATTGTATGCATTGTTAAACGTAACCTTATAGTATTCAAGAGTACCAAATAGTAATGGTCCTTCAATATTCGAAACACTTGACGAAGCTGGAAAAGTAACATCACTTTGGTTAGTTGGGGCACCACCTGCATCGCCTAATGATGTACCTGGTTTAGCTCCTGCTGAATCCCAAACACTCTTGGTAAAGTATACGAAACTTGAGTTTGCTTCATTACCACCTTTTTGGAATGTTTGTGTAGCACCGTTACTTGAGTTTGAATTTGCATTACCTGAGAAGTAAACTAGATATCTTCCGTAAATTGTTTGGTCAACAACCTGTTGAATTGTAGTTCCTGCAGGGAAGTATTCATTTCCTCCTCCGTCAGCATTAACTTGATCACCAGCTTCTAAGTTAGCTGTTTCCCATGAAGTTTGATCAAAATAAGCATAGCTTCTGTTAGTTCTAAATGACCACCATGGCATTAATTGTGCTGTAGTTGTAACCTGAGCCATTACTGCCGCTGTACTATATGTTGCTGTATCACCACTATTCCAGTTAGTAGAACCACCTGATGCAACCTGTGCAAAACTTGGCTGTCCACCTTGTGCTAGTCCTGACAATCCTGTCCAACCAATATCATTTGGGTTAAGTGGATAGTTTTGTGGATTAAGAACACCTTCAATAACTATACCGCCGTAAATCTTTGAATCATCTGTTGGATCTTGTCCATCTGATGTAATCTCTAAACCTTGCATAAGCAACTGAGCTCTGTTTAGTAGTTCTCTATCACCTAAGTCTCCAACAATAGCATTACTAACACTTGGTGCTAGTCTTAATAAAAACGCTGTCTGTTTAGTTGTACTAATGCTTAGACCTGTTTCTGTGTATGAGAAAATATAACCTCTATCATCATCAAAGCCGCCGTCTGTAATAAATGCTGAACCCCAGTGTGATATAAGTGGAGTAATTGTATTACTAATTAAAATTACACCAGTTCGATTAGCGTGTCCACTTGCCGGACCTGCGTTATACTGCCTAGTTGAACCAGCTTGGAAGTTCTGTAGTGAAGTTCCTCTTGTAATGTTTGTAAGTCTTTTTAGTGTGTGATCAATAGTTGTAAAGCTAACAATTTCGTTATCAATATACACTGTACCACTGTCTGGAAAGAACTTAGATTCTGTTAATGGAATAAATGTTTGTGTAGCATCAATATCGTCACTAAGTGAAGTAAATGCTCCTTCGTTTGTAACTTCGTAACGCACAGGTAAGTTACCTGAACGCATAAACGCTTCTGTGTTTACGTTTGAGTTACGCATTCTGTGACAGAATACAAAGTTACCGTCTGCACCACGTGCCATCCAGTCAATAAATCCAGCACCATACCAACTGTATTGAATTCCAATCATCTGCATGTACCTAACATCCATATTGTATCCACTTGGTCCTGTGCCGTCCATTCTATCTAAGTTAAATTCTTCTTGTAAAACTTTTTTATCTGTAATTAAGTTAACCTTACATGCCGCAATATTGTTAACACCTCTAAAGTCTGGTGTTACTGTTATTTGTGTTTGAGAATCAACGTTTGCTACAACGTGTGTCATTCCTTTAATAACAACTCTATCTCCAGCTTTTAATTGGTCTCTAAATCTTGTGTTATTACCAGTAATTAAGTTTGAGTCAACTGTAACTTGCGAAGTACCTGCAATTTGCTTTGTACTTGTACGCTGTGCAACACTAATGTTAGATCCATCAAACTCCCAATAAATTCCGTTTTGATCATCAAACACTCCTGAACGTACTGTAGCGCCATGCCATCCAACAACTGTTAGCTGTGCCGCAAATCCTAAGATTGCTGTAGTAGCACCTAGTCTACGTGTTGATAAACATCGTAGTGTTCTTTCATCAACAATTTGTGTAACAGTATATTCGCCGTTAAATCCTGCTGTCTCAACTCCAATAAGTCTAACTTTACCACCAACTTGAGCACCGTGATCGTTATCATCTGTTGTGATAGTAACGATTGCACCTATACCTGTACCGTTAGTTGTAACAGTTCTTAAGTCGTAACTTGGAGCAAATAGAGCACCAGTTGTGTACATAATACCTTTACCTGATTGGTATCTGATATACTTTTTACTTTGTCTAATTGCTTGAGCACCGTGTTGTGGTCCACCTGTTCCTAACTGTACACCACCATCATATGGTCTGTGAATAAAGAAACTATCTGGGCGTAAGTAAACGTTACCTTGGATTCTATCCTCAGTACTATCTCCTGTAAATTCAGATATTGAACCTGGAGCTCTTGTATTATATCTAATTTTCTTAGTTGTCGGAACGTTAATAGCAATAAACGATCCAGCCGCTAGTGTATGATTGTTTGTTCCGCCGTCATCTGAGTTAACATCAACAACAAATGTGTCGCCTGGTACAATACCGTGTGCGTAAGGCCATGAAATTTCAACAGTTGATAACGCTTCAAAGTTTACACTTGTTGCCGCATCAATAGTAGTTGTTGTAAAGTCTGTTAATGTAACACCACTTACAAGATTTAGTCCTCCACCTGGAATACCTGAACCTGTTATACTAACTGTACTTAATCCACCACTGCCGTCTTTAGCTGTAACAATAACTATTGCATCTTGTGCCGGTGTTGCTCCGCCTAATGTGTTACCTGGAATAGTAATTATGTTGCCAATTTCATATCCGCTACCACTTGCATTAATAGCAATACTATATGAACCTGATGTTCTAGTAATATTAAATGTTCCACTTGTTCCTGCGTGTGCTACGTTACTACCAGTTTGTCCTGTGAACACTGTTGGTAATGCCGGAGCACTACCTGTTACACTTGCTGTAGCAATAGCACCTGTTGACCCGTTAACACTATCAATTGTAATTGTTGCATCATTAGCTGGAGTAGATCCGCCAATTAAGTTACCTGCTATTACATAATTTTGTCCTACATGGTAATTAGTACCGTTTGCTGTAGTTACAAGACCAAATACTGTTCCGTTATTTGTAATATTAAATGTTGCACTTGCTCCAGCTAAGTCTGTTAAAGTTTTACCTTCAAACACACCAGCATTTAATGCTACTGGTACACTTGATTCATCTGAACCTTCTATTCTTACATCAGTAATTCCGCCTACACCGTCTGTTGAAACAACTCTCAAGTATACATCGTTTGCTGGGCTTGCGCCGCCTAAGTTAGTACCAGCACAAACAAGTGTATCTGCTGTTGTATAACCTGTACCTGGTACTCCTGTATATTGGATACTATATGTGGTGTTATCTACGTTAATAGCAAATTCAAATGCTGATCCTGATCCACCTGTAAATGATAAGTTAGATCCACCAAAGCTATAGTTTCTAGTTTGAGTTGGTGGTGTACCAATACTCCAACCACCGTTATCTGGGTCTAATGAGCTAATACTACCGCCACTGCCAACTGCTGTAACTTTAGCAACAAAGTCGTTACCGCCAGCATTTTGATTTCCATCTTGTCCTGTGCCACCTAATAATTGGCTACCTGTAATTCTTAATCTATCGCCAACTGCATAACCTGTTGTATCGTTTGGTGAGTTAATATCTACTGTTGTAAATCCGCCGCCTGCAAAGTTAATATCAAAGTTTACTGACCCTATAGTTCCACCGTTTTGTGTAAGTATTGCAGTTGGACCTGTATATGTAATACTTCCACTTAGTGCAGTTCCACTAATAGTTGCGGCTGTAACTGCTCCTGTTCCTGCATTTACTGTTGTAACTAATATTGTTGCATCATGTGCAGGTGTAGTACCACCTAAATTATTACCTGCAACTAATATTCTGTCACCAGCTTTGTATCCTGATCCTGCTTGTGAAATTGCATCTACTGCATACGCTGTGCCGGTTCTTGAAATTGTAAACTCTCCATTAGTACCTGCTGGAGCAGTAAGTGTTCCTGTTACACCTGTGTATGTTTCTGTATTTCTTGTAATTGTGCTTGTAAATGCACCACTCATACTAATTGTAGTACCAGCAACGGTGTTAACAAAAATAGCATCTCCGCTACCGTTGTCAGCCGCTTGGCCTGCAACAATACCTGTTGTGCTTGAAACTTGGATGTCTGTGTTTCCAATAGAAATATCTTGTGTTAAGTTTAGTGCTAACGCTGTTCCGCCTGGCGTACTTGAAATTGCAGTAACCTGTGTTCCTGTTGGGAATGCCGCGTTAACAATTGGTGCACCAACTTCTGGTATATCACCTGTAAATGCTAATCTGTTTTCACTAATTTGAGCCGCCAAACTTAGTGTCATAGTACCGTTTGTACCATTACTAAACACACTAAACGCTGGCTGTCCAACACTTGCTCCAGTGTAGAATGCACCTTTACGTAACTGTGTATACGTTGTTGAAAGTACTTGTCCGCTTGTTGTTCCAACTTTTGCTTTAGCAAAGAATGTAAATGTATTTGATGATGGTATAGTATCAATAATAAATGATCCTTCACCACGTGCCGCACCTACAATACTATCTTCGAGTGCTTTAATTGTAATTGGAATTCCTGCTAAAAATCCGTGAGCACTTTGAGTAGTAACTGTAATTTTTGAAGCACCAATTCCTGCTGTACCAGCTGAAGCATCTGTAATAACAGTTAACACTGGGGTGTCAGTTCCTGGTAGCTCGTATACACTTGGATAACCACGCATCATACCAATAGCTGACCATTTAGTAGGCTGTAGTCCGTACTCAAAGTCAGCATCAAGCATACTTAAAGGAGGAGCAATACGCATACGTTCAATAGCGTCTGTGCCAAAATCAAATGGTCTTGTTCTTTGCTCTGGCGAATCAATAAAGATTTGTAATTCGTCTGTTGTTAATTGTCCTACAGTGTTCCATGTAAGATCTAAAATTGTAACAGCATCTGTTGTTTGTAAATATTTTGGAAAGTCTGGATCTGCGTTTTCGTTGGAATCTGTACTATCATATTTTGGTACATATCCGCTTGAGTCTCTTGGTGTTACATCATCAACTCTAGTAACTTTACCGCCTTTAGTTGCATCTGTAAAGTTGTAGATAACTTCTGTCTTAGTTGTGTTAGTAACAATTAATAAGTCACTAGCATCATAGTTACCTTGAAATCTTACGTGTCCTAATCCTTTACGCTCAAATGTTGGTAATGCACTCGTACCAGTAATTAGTACGCTAATAACAATTCCTGAAAGTGTTTGAATTCTTGATCCAGCACCACTTTCTCCAGTTGCACTATTAGTTATTTGTGCAACATTACCTTGGTATGGAGATCCTTGTGGACTGTTATTGAACACATGGTTAACAATTAAGTCTCGTGTAAATTCTTTTGCTTTAATTTCTGCTTGTCTATCGCCATCAACTTGTGCGACATCTTGTTCCCAATATGTATTTGAAATTCTTGTTGTTTCTTCGTTACCTGTGTAACGTAAGTCGTGAGCCCAAGCATCAATGTTGTAGCCTGTGTCACGTTCGCATCTTGCTGAATCATATGTATAACCAACAAAGCCAGTAGCATTATCGTTTACTTGTTGTAAAATCCATGCCGCAACTTCTTTTTTAATAAAATCTTTGTTAGTTGTAAGTAGTGCCCAAGCATTTGGATATGTGTTATCGTTTAATCCTAATCCTGGGTAAAACTTGTAATTATAAATCTTTTTCTTAGCCATTCTTTATGCTCCAAATGCTACTGCAAGGGCTGTTGCCGTTGCGTCTACATAACTTTTACTTGTTGCGTGGGTGCCTACAGTAGGCTGATTATTTAGTACCACGTTGTTTACAATGCTGACATCACCGTTAATTGATGCACCATTCATATTTATACTTGATGCTGAACTGTCTGGATTAGATGCCATATCAATTGTATGTACTTTAATCTGTGACGGTGTATTATATCCAATTTCTACATTGTCAATACTACCTGGAGTTGCACCAATACTATTAATTGTTAGTGTGCCGTTAATTACTGATAATGCTGTGTTATTCAAGTAATTAACTTTGAAAACTCCGCCTGTTACAGCAAGGCTATCAAAACTATTTGATACCTGTGTGCCAGTGTCATCGCCTGCATCATCTGCCGCAGGAACATAAGCAACGAAAGGAGTTCCGTTGAGCAAAATACTTTGAACGTCAATTACCGGAGTAGTTAACTTGCCAGCTGTATCAACTGTAAAGTTAGGACTTTCAAATCCGTTCTGTGCTTGGAATTTATCGTTAATTACTGTTGCCATTTATTCCTATTTCCTTAGATTGCACTTAATGCTTTAACTACAATAGTACCTTGCATCGAGCTATGTATTGTACACTGATATTGATAGTTGCCGCTAATGTTAGCTGGTACTTGCCAATATAATGTTCCACTTACTTTACCTTGTGCTGATGAACCTGTTGATTCTGTTCCGTCTAATGCAACATGAACAAGTCCGTTATCATATGCAGAACCGCCACTTGTTTCAATTTGGAATGGATGATTTGCTCCACTGTTAATTTTAAATGCAATAGTTGCTCCTGCCAAAGCATAAATTGTTGGATCTTCTGTGTTGCCGTATTGACTAAACTTATATCCGTTATTACTATCAGCTGTTACAGTTAATAGTGTTATTGCAGGATATGCAATCATATCGTATGTATTTGGACTATCTATCCAATTAGTTCCGTTATACACAAGTACGTTACCTGCTGTTGCTCCTGTTAAATCTGTATCTGATAAACTTGCAAACGTTGGAACTGTACCGTTAATTGTAACTGTATCACCTGTTACTGCTGTAGTAATATTTGTACCACCTGCAATAGTTAGTGTGTCAGTTGTGCTATCAGCTTGTGCTATTCCTGAATCAGATTGTACGTTACTGAAAGCGTTTTGGTTAGCTTCTCCTGATAATGCATCACCACTATAGTTAAATGTTACAGTGTCGCCAACAATACTAGTTGTAATATTAGTACCGCCTGCTAGTGTTAATGTATCTGCTGTTGCGTTTGCAGTAGTTGTACCTGTGTCCGCATCGACAGTTGCATAAATGTTTTGTAGGCCGCCGGCCGCTGGTGTAATGAAAGTAAATGTTCCGTTACCGTTTGCAGATAAAACTTGTCCACTTGATCCATCTGTAATACTTAAATTAATAATTGATGTTGGAATAGTTGGCTTGTTGTTTAAATTGTTGTAGTTTGTAAAGTACGAGCTGTCAAAGCCATCAAGGGTGCCAGCATCAACTGCCGATCCGCCTGATGATACGTCAACTCCAGGTGCCCATTTGCCTCCGTCCCATTTAAGAACGTTGCCAGCTTGTGGTGCTTGTGAAGTTGTATCAACATCTGATAAACTATTAATATTTCCGATGTATGCAATTGGTTTTAACGGGTCTGTATAGTTAGGAATTGCACCTGCACTTGCATCTAATAGCATCTTGCGCCAAGCACTTGAGTGTGCAACATAAACTGTTCCGCCTTCATGTACGTGTAGCATTGCACCATGATATGTACTTGTGCTAATTGCATTCATTTGGTTTAACGTTGCGGCATGAAACGATATTTTGTTAATCTTTGCATCGTCATTTTGCACATCAAGTTCTAAACTTGAATTTACAATGTCTTTAATATTTGTTCCGTCGCCTAAAGCGTTATACAGCTCGTCGACGTTAGCATTAACCTTAGTAGCACCTGCTCTAAGATTATCACCAGTACCGTCGTTTGCGGCTGTACCTAAGTTAATTGTTGATTTTGCCATTCCTTTTACACCTTATCAAATGTTATGTTTGTATTGTCGAAATACGTAGTTGTTGCATCAAAAGTATTTACCCCAGACTCCTCTACACTGGATACATCTGCGACTATCGCAGGAGGAGTAAGCTGATGAATAGTTTTTGCATACGTAGCATGAAAAATTAACTTTGCGCCAGCATAAATGTTTGACGTTGGACTAGCATTAATTTTACATACACTTGCATCAACTGTAACAGATAAATTTACTAACTCTTGGTTAATACTTGATCGTCCAAATATAGTTGCAACAGCTCTATCTGGTCTAGCAACTACTGAAAGTTGCATAATTTCTTTTTCGTTTGAATCAAATTCTACCGTAATTTGATACACTGCACTACTGTATTCACCTAAGTGAAACTGGTCAACTACAGTATTATACTGTACGCCAATCCAGCTACCTCTATAGCTAAAACTTGATCTGTCTGGCAGATGAATAGTGTTATTTGCACCTTTAGTAAAAAGATTTGTCAGAAGTTTATTCATTGTTCATGCTCCATATTGTATTTATCGTTTTACAAAGATATGTAACAGTACAATTAAGTTAGATCTACTAAGCTATGAGCAAACTGACTTAGGTTATCGAACGTTTCTGTTTGGTTTTTTAGGTCTTTGTTAGCAAACGTATTTAACTTCTTAGCTGTTTCAACACCATGTCCTGTACGCACTAGTATGGGCTTTGCTTTTGCTTTAACAGCCGCTTTTAAATCGCTAATTTTGTCACCTACATACACTCCATTCTTCCAGTCAACACCAATTTCAGAGGCCGCCCGTTTAAACATACCTGTATTAGGTTTGGCATATACATCGTCTTTTAAATTAGATGTGCTATAATACAATCCGTTGATACTTTTACACCCTATTTTCCAAAGTAGCTCTAACATATAATTATTAACAATGTCAACATCTACAGGATCCATAATTCCCTTCATAATACCTGCTTGATTAGTAAGAATAACTACATCATATCCTTTATTACGAATCATTTTAACTGCTTCTAAACTTCCTTCAATGGGTTTAAAATCTTCAGGCTTTGTTACATACGTGCCAATGTCTACATTTATTGTTCCATCTCTGTCTAGTCCTATTACAGGGGTACTCATCTTAAGGTCTCCATCTATCGTCTGACCAGCCATGTATTTCTGAGTTAAACCAGTCTAATTCATAAAGTTTTATTGAGTCTTCAGCTGTCAATGTTTGCTTCCATTTGTCAACAAACGCTAAAGTTTTGTCATTTAATTTGCATACATGTTCTTGCACAAAGTCTGCCGCTTCGTGTGTAAGTGGATGTACTTCGGGTTGATGTAAGTGTAAAAGTTCTGGATTTGGATCTGGTATACTAGTTGGTCTTGTGTTAAAAAATTCATCATCAGTACCAAAACCTAATGCATTAAGTATTGGTGGGCATGTAGTTTTAATATCATCTTTATATTTTTCCATTATAGCTCTTACATCTTCTAGTTCTAAATACTTGTTTTTAATATTAAACTCTTTACTAAGTTCTTCCCAACCTTCAGTAGGTTCTCTAAATCCAGTTGATATAACTTTACATCCTAGGCTTTCTAATGCTTTGTGTGTACTGCTTATTAATGCACAGTCACGCATTGTAGCCCAGGCCATGTCAGCCCATTGCCACATAGATTCATAACGCCAGCTATTAAGTACAAAAGGAATATCTTGTCCAACCGTTACTTTACTAAAGTTTCCAGGAGTATGCCAACCGTTGCCCATATGAAATCTATCTTCTCTAAAAAAACTTGACCATTGTAATAAAATAATATCGTCTTTGTTTAGATTATGTTCAGTATGTGCTTCCCATAATTTTGTTGAGATATATTGATTGCCTGCGCCGCTACGTCCCCAGTTCTCTCCAACTGTGGCTCCTTCTTGTTTATAATGATGTATTAAAATGTCAGCCCAAGTAGGATAAAAATACTGTGTTAAACTGCAACCAAAAGCAAATATTCTCACACCAGTCTCCGTAATAACTGAAGCATTAATTTGTGAGGAATAGTTTTTGTTTTATCAAATTCTAATTTGTGCTGTATTGACTGTTCAACATGATCTTTTGCACCTTGTGGAATTGATTCGTACTGTTTTAAAATACTATCAGTGTCAAATAATTCTAACCCGTGCATTACTAGTGTATAGTTATATTCGTTAAACAAAACTTTTTTGGTATGCGTGGTCAAATCGTCAGCAATAGGCATTCTTACTTTCCACATGCGTAAATTTTGATCTAAACTGTCTGGAATTGGTGTTTCTGATACTGCTTTCCAAAACGGTGTATCTCTTCTTTTAGTAATGTAGTGTAAGGCAATAAAATCTCTAATGTTATCCATAATAGCAGTAACTTCAAGATTATATCTGTTAGTTGTTTCTTTATTATAATTTATAAGACGTTGTGCTAATAAAAATGTTTGATTAATACTACTACCAATGCTACTAGCTTCTAAAGGCTCTACAAAACTTTGACTTAATCCAATTGCACATACGTTACCTATCCAAGCCTTGTCTAATGTACCTGGATCAAATTTAATATGCTTTGCTACTTCGACTCCGTAACCTAAGTATTTTTCAACTTCAGTATGTGCTTGTTCAGCTGTAATAAAATCGCTATCAAAAATATAACCATTGCCTGTACGTCCTTGAACAGGAATACGAAACATCCAACCAGCGTCCATTGCTTTTGCTAATGTCCAAATTGGAATTTGATCCTCTTCAGCTGTAGGAAATACAATAGCTTCTTTCATTTTAAGATACTTACTATAACTTTGCCATTCGGCACCTACTGCGTTAATTAGTAAACGACTAAATCCTGTACAGTCTATATAGAAGTCGTATTCATATACTTGTTTTTCACCTTGTATAGTTGACACATTGTTGTTTTCTGATACACTTACATTGATAATTTCATCGTCGATAACATTGATGCCTTTGTCTATTGCAAAGTTTGTTAGAAAGTCATTTAATTTAGCAGTATTAAAATGATATTGTGCTACACCAGTGTCATTTGGGCGTTCATCCATAAACTTGTTAAATGGTGTTTCGTTATTCCAAAGGTATTCGCCGGTAAGTTCTCTTGCACTTACTTTTTCGCCAATTAGTTTAGCATATGCAATTGGCGCTCCTAGTTGTTCAGAAACATAAGGCTCATGGACACTTTGTAAGTACGGAGTTTCACTCCAGTCTTCAAACATAATACCAGATTTAAAACTAGCATCACATTCGTTAATAAGGTGGCCTGTTTGAATGCCAACAAAATCCATAAATGTAGACCAATGTTCGGTAGATCCTTCACCAACACCAATAGTTCCAATCTTACTAGAACGTATTACGTCAATTTGGAAGTTTGGGAAACTTGTTTTTAAAATTAATGCTGACACAAAGCCTGCTGTGCCGCCACCTACTACTGCTATTTTCATTTTATTCCTAGTGGTCTAAAGTATACCATCCGCTTATAATGTACTTAACACCTTTGTAGATAGGATTACCCCGATGTGGATGTGTAAACGATGTAGGAAAGATAGCTAGTCTGCCTGGAGCTGGTTTAATCTTGTGTCCTTGGTATAAGAACTCTGTTTCACCGCCTTCTTCAACTCCATTTAAGTACAATGTATATGCTAACACTCGAGTACTTGTTGGTACATCTGCATTTTCACAGTGCCATGCATGATATCCCTGATGTGGTTTTGTTTTTTGAACACTCATGCCCTTTGCTGTATGCTGGAATAGTAATCCAAGGCTTTCGTATTTTGTTTTATACTTTTCTAAATAAGTTTTATTAAGAGTTTCAAAAAAGAATTTACATAAGTCTTCATCTGCATGATAATGACTATTATGATTAGCCCAGTCCATATATATGCGTTCGTCTTGATTACGGTCAATACCTTGCTGTTGTATTGCTGTCATTTGCATTGAAGATAGCTCTTCAAACCTTTTAATTATTTGTTTACAATAATCAATTGGGTATACGTTGTCGTATACTTCAACTCCGTCAAAATTATCATCCATATTAGTCTCCTATATAAAAAACTGCTGATTCATTCTGTAGTTATTATTTACAAACGTACCTGGTTTAACATATGCAGTATGTAAAACTGCTTGATTATATAATATCATTCTATTAAACGACATTGGAATCATTCCAATCATTTCCCAATCATGTGAGCTATCGGTAATATAGCTAGTTACTGGAATTTTACCTTCAACATCCATAGTAACATTAAAGTCATTGTTTACTACATCATCTGTGTAAAAATGTTTACCGCCAAATTCATAAAAACTTGTGCCTCCAGCAGATTCATTTTCGTCGTTTAGATAAATTGTACTAGCAAGATTCATGCCTGAACGATTATCTTGGTGTGGAGCAAGTGGTGGCAAGTCTTCAGATTGCATAACATTAATCATAAACGTTGCGTTCATAAAACTTTTTTGCATGTAATCATGCGGCCAATTTAGCATCACTTCAGGAAAAAACTCTTTAGCTAGGCTATTATATATAGGTGCCATACCAGATAATTCATAAAATGCATTAATACGTAGTGCAGGATTGCCGCCTCTAATTCGTCTATTAACAGATGCTGGAATATCTAATGCAAGTTGTCTTACTAGATAAGGATTTTGGTAAAAATTATCAACTACTAATACTCGTACGCCAGCTTTTCCAAACTTATATACTCTTGTATCTAAATTTTCGTTGATAGCAAATGCTTCTTCTTCGTTAATTGTATTTTTAATCATCTTGTTTCTCCGATAGCACAAAATTTGCACTAATTGTTGACCTTAATTGGTCGCTAGTATTATTAGATACGTAATGCTCTAAGTTACTAGGAAAAAATACAATATCACCTTCTTCTAAAGGAGGTGTTACTCTGTTATTGTATCTGAATGGTTGTGTAGTTAATGATGGAAGACCTGACTGATGTAAAAAATCATATGCTTTGTTGTAGAATACAAAGTTACCACTGTCTTTAGGAGTATGCATCATATATGCACAACTAATCTGTGCTACGCCTACATGATTATGTACTTCTTGGTAAGACCCAGGTTTGTATTTGTTAAGCCAACACTCAATCCTATAGTCTAATGTTAAGTCTATATTAAAATTTTCAAGATATTCGTTTAACCCTGTAATTGCTGATCTAATAAAAGTTTTAAATGGTAAGTTTGAAGCCTCAGGGTTACCATAAGTAGTGTCTACAGGACTATACCAAGAAGGGACTCTACTAAAATACTCTTCTTTATCAAGTATGTCAGCAAAGTCTTGTTGTACTTGCTCATGCTCCGGTAATTTAATCTTATATACTGGAATTGAATATAAGTTTACTAGCATTAGTTTTTCATTTCAATTAGTTTGCCGTACTCAGGTAAGTAACAATATTCCATTTCACTGAGATATAGTGTACGTACAGCATCATCCAAAGTTTCAACAAGTGGTTCGCCGCCTAAGTTAAAACTAGTATTAAAAATAATTGGAATGCCAGTTTTTTTATAAAACTCTTCAATAAGTTCATAGTAGTGTTTGTTCTGTTCTTTAGTTACAGTTTGAATTCTACAAGTACCATCAACGTGAATAATGCTTGGAATCTTTTCTGCAATACCTTCTTGACAATCCATTGCATACATCATATGCGGAGTTTGTTCTAACCCACGCATATCAAACCATTCATGTGCATGTTCTAACATGATACTTCCTGCAAAAGGTCTAAAGTATTCTCTACGTTTTACGTTGTTTACGTAATCTTTGCCATCTTCAAATGTTGGATCAAACAATATACTTCTATTACCTAATGCACGAGGGCCGTTTTCACTCTTACCTTGGAATAATGTTACAATGTTTTTGTTTCTAATAAGTTCTACAACTTTTTCGTTGTCAGAATCAACAATAGAAGCACCATATTTGTTTGCAGTTTCTTCAATTTGGGCATCGGTGTATGTATACTCAAATCCTTCATAAATTGTTTCTGCATAGTGTCGTACAGTTTTGTCTTTTGTAGTTTGATGGTACACTAACATAGCCGCACCCATTGCAGTACCTGCATCATTACTAACAGGTTCAACATATAACTTAATATTTTCTTTGTTTAGTTTATCAAGATACCAATAGTTTGCAACACAGTTAAGTGCATAGCCGCCACTTAGTACTACATTTTTATTACCTGACATTTCAACTGCTTTAAAGATAAGGTTTAAAACTTCTTGTTGTGATCCTTCTTGTACTGCATATGCTAAGTCTCTACGGTTTTCTTGTGTAGTTAGGTCAGTATTACTGTCAACTATGTCTTGTGATGTTTCTAAGTATTCATATTTTGCTTCATTAACTAATGCCGCATTTGGATATGTTGGAATAATAACATTTCTATCACTTGTACGCCATTTACTACCATTAGCGTCTGAATAAATTGGAGGAATATTTAAGTTTTTCTTACCATACGGAGCAAGCCCCATTGTTTTACCAGCTTCAATAGGTTGAAATCCACAATATTGTGTTACTGCTTCGTATGCTTTAACAATACCTGCACTATCATCTAATATAAGTTCATGGAATCCTTCTTCGCCTTCGCGATCTGATGGAATATACGGAATACGTGTTCCTGGAAACGGTCCATTCCCGCCTTGGTGCTTATATAAAGTTTTAAAGTTATCAGGATATGCACAATTAAAAATACTTTCACATTCCCATGACATATATTCTTCATTAAACACACCCATATTAATGTTCATAGGAATAAATGTTCCTGCTCCGTCAACAATAACACTTACTGCTGATTCAAACCCTGAACGATAAAATGCACATGCCGCATGTAGTTTATGGTGTATGTGGCTTAAATCAATAACTTGTCTATGGTTATGTTGACCGTCTGCTGTATAAGCATTGTCATGTCTATCAATTAATCCTAACTTTCTTGCTAACCCAGTATACATATCGCCGCCACTAAAGTCAATTCTGCTTGACTCTGCTAACGGTTGTGTGTGTGCTACTACAAGATAGTCTAATTTGTCTGTGTACTCAAGGAATTTAATCATTGCGGCAAGAGGTCCACCATCGTATTTTTTACGAGTTAAACGTTCTTCTTCAATTGAAAATACAATTTCGCCATCTTTTAATAATACGGCGCCGCCGTTGTGTCCTCTTGTAATCGCTCCAATCCACTGTGTCATATGTTTTCCTTTTATATTTCTTTATATACTGTATGTAGTTGCAATCCCACTGATTGCTGATAAGATGTGAACTTTAACATTAGTTAAGTTCTACATCATAAGTAAAATCAACTACAAATACTTTTCTTTCTTCTAATGTAGGGTATACTCCGTGATAAACTTTACCATCCATTACTACTACATCGCCTGCTATGCATTTTATCATATCACTAACTAGTTCACCTGTTACAGGATTCATAGTAATTGCTTTTAATTTGCCATTTAACGGTGTTAATGTACTCACTGATATTGTGTTTAAAAACATAACACAAGTCATTATACGTTGGCCTCTATCTTCATGTGTGTGTAATCCCGAAAATGCATTCTCAGGATATGTTAGCCACCAACACTTCTTAAATTTTACGTTTTTAAATTGAAACTTTTCTATAGATGTTTTAATCCATTCTAAGTATATACCTTGTTGGTCTACATTATACGGATATGAAAAGTCATCATCGTTATATTGTATAATTGCACCACCGTAATCTACATGCGACTTTGGTGGATTATCAAATAGGTCTAAAAATTTATTATAGTCTGCATACTTGTCTTTACTAATCCAATAATCAGGTATTCGGCCATTATAACATAACCAAAAAAAGTCTTTATCGCCTTGATATGCAGTATCTAAAGTTTCTATATCCATTATATTACACTTTCATATTCAAAGTCTACAACAAATACATGTCTATCTTCTAATGCAGGGTAAGAACCATGAAATACTTTACCATCCATAATTACCATTTTGCCTTCAATAGGATTATGCGTTAAGTAAGTAATTTCACTGTCTGCTGGTTGAAGTGTAGTTAAACATCCTGCCAACGGATATGCTACACTTGGTTTTGGAGTGTCTAAAAATAATACACTAGTAAGTTGTCTACCTGGTTGATGACAGTGTAATCCGCTATATGCACCTGGAGGATATTTTACACCCCATGCTTTTTGAAAGTCTTTTATTCTAATAGGCAAATTTTGTAATTGAAACTTAATAAAGGACAAGTATTCTTTTATAGGATCAATATCTGTAGGATATTTCATATCTCGTTTGTAATACAATGTTCCATTGCCATAATCAACATGTCTTTCACTAGATTCGTTAAACAGCTTTAGGAACTTTTTGTACCCAGGATAGTACAAGTCATCTACAACCCATGTATCAAGTGCTTGTAGCTTCTGTACATCAGGCTCTACCATAGTGGTAATACCACTTAAAAAACTATCAGGTGAAGGAAAGTTAGGACCACTCATTTTACTGACCTGTATGACCTAATATTTTTGCTTGTTGTTTATTACCATGTGATGCACCATCTGCATGTACTACTCCATGAGTCGGGCAGACTTCCCCTTGCTGTTCTTGTGGAACGTGGTTTCCGGTGTAGCTTCTTGGCTTACCCAAACGCTTGCGAGTACTTGTAATAATTTTCTTAAAACTTTCATCATCTAACTCCATAACTTCGTCATTAAATCTTTCAATTGAATCTTCCATCGTAAGTCTAATAGGACTAAACTTACGTCTACCTTCTCCTAGATCAATAATATCAAAGTCAGGAGAATTAGGATAAGAAATATTAATTGGATATGTACTTCCAATAACACTAGTACATGTTGTCCCTAATGCTTTTGCCATATGTTGTCCTAAACTATCACATCCAATAAAATGATCAGCAATTTGAATTACACTTGACCATACTCTTACATCTGGAATCTGCGGAACTGCTACTGGAACTTTAGTATTTTCTTCAATAATTACAGGAAATTCGCTCATTATAATTACAGCATAGTCATCACGTAAATCTTTACAAATACGTATAACATCATTTAGATGAAAGCTTCTGCTTGTACCGTCAATTACAAAGTCGCCCATGTTTTCGGCTGTACGACCAAATGGTTGAAACACTACTACTTTGTCTTTACCTGTTACTGCTTTAATTTCTTCAACAACTTTATAACCTTGTACAAGTTCATGCTTGTTCATATGTATTGTTGGGTCAGGTAAATCTCTAACGCCTTCGTTATTAATTGCAATATCAAATGCTTGTGCTAAACTACACTTTTGATTATAGTATTCCCAAACTCTGTATGGTTCTGGTGAATAACAATCTCTGTCTTTAATATAATCTTTAAACAAGTTTTTATGCCAGTTGTCGTATGCTAGTTCATGTAGTTGCGGATGACCTTTATAAAAGTCCATTCCTCCTTCACAAACAATAATAAAGTCTTGATCTGTTTTGTAGAGTTTCTCAAACGCTGGAATACTTGCGACAACTCTGCCTGCTCCACCGTTGATAAAATATGCTTTTTTGCGTTCCAATGTTTTCTCCTGTATAGTACAAATATTTATTGGTAGGACAGTTTACAGGAGGCTGATCTGGTAGTCATAAAAAAAGGGCCTAGTGGCCCTTAATTTATTAATTTATAATGCTAAATCTATTTTTTACCTGCAACCTTTTGAGCGGCAATTCCTACGTCAATAGCAAATGCACCATCTCTGTACGGATCTTCTGGATCACTTGAAGTATCTGGATCACGCATATCTTTAGGTTGTACTGGCCACATCATAACTGCTTGCCATGGCTCGTATCCTCTTGCTTCCATTACTGACGGTAGATCTCTTAACTGCTGTCTAAAGTTTTTCCATCCATCCTGGATAGATTCTGGAGCATCACTCTGTCCAACTTTAGCATCTGTATCGTGTAAGTCTGCATCTCTTACATCTCTAAGGTCTTGCCAAGTTAAGGCTTTATTTGTGCCTGTTGCTTCCCAATCATGAACTCCTAATACAAACTCTTGTGTGTCAAAGTTGTAAGTAATATTCCATTCGTCGTAAACATCTCTTGGTTCTAATTCATCTGTGTATTCAACGTCCATGTATCCATCTGGTGCGTCCCAAAGAATTTTCCACTCTCGTTGGCGTCTCATTAATACTTGTTCGTCTTTACCATCGTCATTACCAATTTCGCATAGTAAAGGATTTTCTTTACAATCAACTGTTACTCTCATAATGTCTAGACCATGTGGACGTTCTAAATCTGCTTTTGTCCATAAACACCAACCAGATTCTTTACCGTAGTCTACACTTGCTGGGTCGTTTTGCACTTCAAACGTTAAGAATTCAGGACCTTTATAAGTAAAGGTACCAGTTTTTCCTTGCGTAAAGCTATTCATTCTCCACTCGTCCCAAACTGGGTAAGTAAATGTTTTTTCAATTTTTCTCATGTTATTCAGCTCCTAAAACTATTTATCATTTACATGAATGTTATTCGAACAACGCCTGAGCCGCCTTGTCCAGATCCGCCTGCACAGCACTTAGCCCAGTTATTACAATATGAACTAACGCCTGGCATTCCGCCACCTGCTGGCCACTCAATGTGGCAACCGCAGTTACACCATGCTTCGTTAGTTACTGATACTGTCATTTTTCCAATTAATGGAGGTTGTCCTGATCCTGAATACTGATATACACAGTGACAGTAACCATGTCCTGGCTCCCATCCTGTAGATCCCATCATTCCAAAATCTGCTCCAAAAATTCCGCATATATTACAGTTTTCACAACCAAAGTGAGTGTGTCTTGGACCCCATGCGTCTCCATTACACATCCAACCACCACAGCCGCCTACTGTACAAAAATTCGATAAGTTATATCCGTTTACATAACTTTTACAACCCATGCTTGCACCACAAGTGTGTGACTTACCACATGGCCAAGCGCCACCAGCACATACACTGTACTGACATCCTGGAGCTGTAGCAACAGTCTTAGACCCGTAATTGCCACCTGCGCCACCAATTGAAAATGAACAACAGTTACAACAAGTGTGGCCTGGGCCACCGCCTCCGCCTGACCAAACTTCAAATGTTACTGTACTTGCACCATCTGGTACACACCAGTAACAACATCTACCGTTTGCTTGCTGACAACAACCTGATTGTCTAGCACACTGATGACATTGCATGCCACGTTCGTTGTAGATCCATTGCACACCCATGTTGTTACCATTACCATGAGCAATATCTGCTGAGGTAATCGATGCGTCTGTTATGCTGTCATTTGCTACTTTTTTATAACTTGCGTATGTTGCCATTTCTTATCCTTACTATGCGAATGTTATTCTTACCATGCCTGATCCGCCCATATTACCACCTGAACAACATTTTGCCCAGTTACCACAATATGAACTCTGTCCTGTTTGTCCGCCGCCTGCTGGCCAGTTAACATAACATGCACAGTTACACCACGCTTCTGCGTTTGCACCTGCACTATGTTTACCTACAAAAGGTGCTGATCCTGACATTCCCCAGTCTGCTGATTTACATTGACATCCACCGTGTCCGCCTGTTACTCCGGTTGATCCCATGATTCCAAAGTCTGCTCCAAAAATTCCGCAAATTAAACAGTTTGCACATGTTTGTGTGTGGTTTGGTCCCCATGCACCACCGTTACACATCCAACCTGGACATCCACCTACTGTACAAAAATTACTTAAATTGTGTCCGTTTACATAACTCTTACAACCCATACCTGCTACACAAGTATGTGATTTACTGCAAGGCCATGATCCTCCTGCACATACTGAATATGTACAACCTGGACACGTACTAATAGTTTTTACTGCGTAGTTACCGCCTGATCCACCTGCTGAAGACTGACAGTTACTACAACAAGTACCACCTGCACCTGCGCCTCCACCTGACCAAATTTCGAATACTACTTTTGAAGTGTTAGCTGGAACTGTCCAGTAACAACACTTACCATTTGCTTGTTCGCAACAGTCGCCAGCATCTGAACATGCTTGACAATACATGCCACGTTCATTGTAAACCCATTGTACACAATATTTGTTACCTGCGCCTGCACCTAGTTTAGCCGCTGTAATACTATTGTCTTGGAAGTTGTCTGCTGTTAATGTTTTATAACTTGCGTATGTTGCCATTATTTTCTTTCCTTATACAAACGTTATCTTTACTATGCCAGATCCGCCTTGACCTGATCCGCCTGAACAACATTTTGCCCAGTTACCACAGTAACTAGATGTTCCAGGAACTCCGCCACCTGATGGCCAAACAATATGACATCCACAAGCACACCATGCTTCATTAGTAGTTGTACCTGCGTATACTCCCATACCTGCGGCCGCTCCTGACCAACCTGTTTGTCCGTGACATCTACAAGTTGTTGTACCTGCTTTCATACCCATGCCGCCCATCATTCCGAAGTCAGCACCAAATATTCCACAAATTAAACAGTTAGCACAGTTTGATACAGCATGTCTTTGACCCCATGCGTCTCCATTACACATCCAACCGCCACATGCACCAGTAACACAAAAGTTACTTAGATTGGCTCCGTTAACATAGGATTTACAACCCATGCCCGCTGAACAAGTATGTGACTTACCACATGGCCAACTTCCGCCTGCACAAACACTATATTGACATCCTGGTTGAGTATCTACCGTTTGTATTGCATAGTTACCACCTGCTCCGCCAATAGCAAAAGAACAACAGTTACAACATGTGTGTCCTGGACCACCGCCGCCACCGCCCCAGATTTCAAATGTTACTTTATAAACATTGTCTGGTGCACACCAGTAACAACATCTACCATTTGCCTGTTGACAACAGCCACTATTTCTAGCACACATATGGCATTGCATACCACGCTCGTTAAACACCCATTGTGTTCTACGACAAGCGCCTGCTCCAGGAGTCAGCTTAGATCTAGTAATAGATCCATCTGGTATTCCTTCCGAAGTAATCTTCTTATAACTGCTGTATGTTGCCATCTACGTTTCCTTAATAATTCTTTATACAGTAAAGATACGCCATCCGTAGCTATCGCCCGAATAAACAATATCAAAAGCCGCGCCTTCTGAATTGACAGTTAAGTCTGCACTATCACCTTGTATTAGTTTACTGTTTCTACCTAGTGTCAACGCATTGGAATCAAAAGTTTTTCTTAAGTCGAAGAATCTTACGATATCACCCACTGCTGGACTACCTGGTAAAGTAACTGTAAAGCCGCCACCGTTAGTGTCACAGAACAACTGTTGTCCTGATTGTGCCGAATATGTTGTTGTTACTGTCACGCCATTAAGAACGCCTACTGGTAGCCAAGCAGTACCATTGTATAATTCTAAGTTTGTTAACTCAGTATTAAATCTTAGTGCTCCTGCTCCAGCATTGTCTGTTCTTTGTGCCGTAGTTCCAAAAGGGACAGTTAAACCTGGTGAACCTACTGATAATCTTCTTCCCATTGCTTTATCCTATCCTTATGTTATGCCGCCGGTACGGCTGTTTCAATACCCATAACCATTGAGGTTACAGATGACTGACTCGATCTTACCACAACTTTTTTAGTTGCGTCAATTACAATACCAGTTCTTTCTAGTACGCCATTTGGACCAACGGATACATCATACTCTAAGTATTCTGCCGCTCCTGGTGAATCTCCAGTACTTGTTGATAATCTAATGTTGGTTGTGTTTGAACCTCTGTTACAAAAGTTCACAGTAACAACACTATATGTATCAGCAGGTACTGTATAGATCGTAGTATTTGTATTTGCTGTAAGATCGCTTGATCCTAATATTCCTGATGCCATTTTATTACTCCTATGTTAGTATTTAGCCATTATGTTTTACTTGTTAAAAAGAACGCAAATGCAACTGGACTTCCACTTACACCGCCGTTAAAGTTCATTCCCGTAGTTACAGTAATTGGACTATTATCGGTTGTACCTATTGTATTACCAGTAATATTTATTTTACCTGCTGTAACTGCGTTAACGTTCAGAGAGCTACTACCTCCACCAATCTGTGAATTGATGTATGTAATAATTGCTCTTTGTGTCGGAACAACGTTATCTGAATTACCACTAAATGTACCATCTGTGCTAAATTCATTAATAACAGCGCCGCCTTGTCCTAAGCCAACTGCACCTAATGACAATTCTTGTAGTCCTGCTAAACTAAATGCACTTGTATTTAAACTCGCAGATCCTGTTGACTGTTCAACGTTGAACAATCTACCTACTCTAAAGTTACCATCTTGGTCAGTACTTGTGTAGAATATTCTACCTCCGCCTGATTCAGTAACTTCGTCACTTGGATCGTTAGCATAAACAGGTGTTCCTGGATAGTTAGTGTTACTGAAGTTACCAGTACCAATATCTAGGAAGTCGTGTCCTGTTAATCTTACTTGACTAAATCTCTTTCTAATTGTAATGTTAGTACCATGCTCTGGAGCAGTTTCAACTCCTAAGTCTGGTGATACTTGTAAGTTAGCAGTATAGTTACCTGCACTACCTAAAAGTTCTCTAACAAACACAATTTTAAAGAATCTATCATCGCCGTCTAGTTGTAAGTTTGCACCTTCAACTGGAATATCACTCATTCCGTAAACGTTCATAAACTGTGCCGCTTGATAAATGTCAGCATATCCATCTCCGCTTACTGTTCCGCCAGCTGTTTCAAAGTCTATACCTCTTGATGTCCATGTAGGTTGTGCTAGTACACCGTTACCAATTCTACATTCCCATGGAACTTCAGTAGTTTCACTTGGGTCTGTAATTGTTAGTGTTGGAGTAGTTGTATAACCGCTACCTGGATTAACAATATAGAACTGTGTAATTCTACCAGTTGTAACCTTTGCTCTAACTTGTGCGTTTGAACCACCGCCACCAACTACTTGGATTCTTGGCTCAATACTGTATGCTGTTGTAGCATCAAGTGTTGATGCAACAGCGTTAGTTGGATGCCATGTTTCCCAGCCTGCCGCGTTATCACTTTCTTTAGCAATACTTGCAACTTTAGTACCTGAATTGTATGCACTAATAAATCCATACTGTCCTGCACCTGTACCTGCTGTAATTACAACTCTCATACCAACGTATTTTGTACTGTTAGCTGTTTCAGTGTTTGACAATGTAATACTAGTTGTATTACCTGCCTGTGCAGTATTTTCACTGCTAGAGTAACCTCTACCACCTATTGAATCAGCATCGTTGAGTAAGCCATCACTGTTGGTATCTTTTTCATTGTAACTAGATCCATCATCTGGGTTACGTAATCTAACTTCAAACAATCCGTTATTTACATAGTTACCGTTAGCTACTACTGCACCATATCCATCTCCACTAATTGTGTAAGTTGAATTTGAGTAGTTGTTACCAGCGTTAGTATATTCAAAGTGAATAATAGCAGTTCCGTCTGTTAATGCTCTACCAATTTGTGCTTCAGTTTTTCTGTTATTAACTCCGCCTGTTGTTGGAATCTCAGTAACATCAATGTATTCTGATACTGCACCTCTGTCACCATATGAACAGTTACCATTAGTACCACGTATCTTACCACCGTTTTCAGCTAGATAACCAATGTGTGCGTAGTATGAGAACACTGAAACAAGTTCAGCTCTACCTAAATTAGTAATCCATGCGCCAATACCATCACTTAAGATCTGTGTAAAGTCGTTAGCAACAATTGAATCGTTACCACCGTTGTGCAATGCACCATCAATTTTTAGTCCTACACAACCAGTACCAAAGTTTGTTACACCTTGTACATATGGTGAACGTGATGTAATCCATACACGGTCATCATCTGGTCCCCACCCTGGATCCAATGAACAGTATGCTCCTGCTGTTGGACGTTTAGTTCCGTAAGCATTTACTGAACTTAATGTTCCTGTTAATCCGCCAAGTGTTTGATTTCTAATACCTGTACCATCTCTTAGTAAGTACATGTTTTCTAATACAGAACCGTTTACACTGTTACCATACATTAATCCTGCTGTTAGTGTAGCATAGTTACTACCTTCGCCTGTTGCATTAATTAAGTCATATATAAATGCATCAATATAATGTGCAACGTCTGATTTACAAGTTGCTTCGTTAAACGAATATGACGGATAGTTAACATTAATGTATTTTGTTACATCTTCGCCAATGAACGCTTTGTTCAAATGCAGTATTCTTGCCGCCGCAAACTTAGTTTGATCATCAACTCTAGAATTTGCACCTCTATATAATGGTGCTGTACTATCGCCTGATGCTCCGTTAACTAAGTAATCAATTTGATCATAAAGTTCTGTACATAAGTTTTCAACATAAGTCGATACACCACTAGTACTCCAAGGCTTACTAACATTTTGCGTAAGTGTATTACCAGTTTGTCTTGTAATAGCTGTACCTTCAATAATATCATCAACGATACTTTTCATGTGCAAAATACCAGCTAGTGAATAAGTTGTATCCGCGGCTTGTGTTTGCACACCTGCTGGTTCAACTCTTGTTGAACGTAGTTCGTCACCAACTATAGCTACTAGTTCTGGAACTCTAATTGGAAGTACTTCAGTATATGTTCCTGTTTTAACATAGACAACTTTGTGTGTTTTCTTTGCTGTTGGAACTGTATATCCTGAACCTAGTGTAACAGCTGAAGTAATAATAGCCATACTTGCTGTTAACTCTGCTAATGCAGTTGCTTCTTCAACTCTTGTAGCATCCTTAATTTGTAAGTATCTATCACCTGCCGCAACACTATCTAAATCTTGATAGTCTGCCGCTGGAGTAGCACTGTCTAGTACATCTTCTACTAGAGTAATTACAAAGTTAAGTGCCGCAACGTTTTGTGCCTCGCCGCCTGTTGTAAAGTAGTCTGGACTTATTTGGTCTTTCATTGCTTGTGCAACTCTAACAGTATGTACGTTTCCACCTTTTTTAAGATCTAATACAATACCGTCTAGAGCAAAACCTGCTAGTCTTTGGAACTTAGCTTCATCAAAAGCAAAACCAATAAAGAATGGTGATGTCTGTGTAATGATTTGTCTCTTAGCCCATTTAGCAGTTTCATATGCTATAAACATTCTGTTTTCTTCTAACAGTGATGCCGCATTAGGACTCTTAGGTCCTTTTTCAATTTCTTCACATGCGTAACGAATTGACTTCCAAGGACGATCGAGTGTCGCGCCGCCTGTTGGGAATTTTTTATTTGCGCCGTTAGTTGCAACATAATAAACATCTGGAGTTAAACCAAAGTCTCTCCATTCAGGTAATCCTGATGAACTTACACTTAATACTTGGCCTTCTGAACCAATTGGTAATCTTGCAGGTCCTGCTCCTGAACGATAAAGTATATCACCTTCAGTAGTAATTGCTGATTCTTCAGCACCACTTGCTAGTGTATTCCAATAATCGCCATCTGTATCTGCTGATGGTTTATTAGTACCACTTGATGTATGTGCAAGAATACAAATATAACTGATTAGGCCTTCACGTACTGTGTCACCTGCATCGTATAATGTAGCACTTGTCCATCCATTTTTCCATTCAATACCTTGGTTTAATCTTGACCAATATGTAGTGTTTGGTGGACGTTGGTTTTGGTTATCAGCAGTAGCTAGGTAAGTATAACCACCTAGTCTAACAACATCACCAATTCTGTAATCTTGGTTAGTTGAGTCATCTCCCCAGTCACCTCTATTATTAAATCCTGAAGTTACAAGATCATATTTAGAACTTGATGCTGGATTTTCTCCGTATACGTTATCGTTAGCAACATATTGGTTACCACCGTAAGTTACAAAGTCACCTGGTTGATATCTTTCAAATGGATCCCAACTATTTTCAAATTCTAATCCTGGAACAAACTTTTCCCAATTTGCAATATCAGCTTGTAGTGTACCTAATTGTGAATCGTTATTAGTAACAACTGATGTATGATGAGTTGTTGCAATATAAAGTGTTGCACCAAATATAACAATGTCGTTAACTTTATAACGTGTTTGGTTTGTCCATTCACCTAAGTATTCAAAACCTTTGTTTAAATAATCCCACTTCGATTGATCTGCTTCAAGTCCGTTTGCGGCTGTAGCATTTGAAGTGTGACCAGTATTACAAACATAAAGTGTTCCGCCATACTTAATAATGTCGTTAATTTTATAACGTGTTGATACCGCCCAATTTTGTTTCCAATCTTGGCCTTCTGAGAACAAATCCCATTTTAAAATATCTTGTTCAAGTCCTAATGCATTACTAGCCGCGGCAGTGTGACCAGTGTTACACAAATAAATGTTACCACCATATTTTACCAAGTCGTTTGCTTTATAAACTGTTGCCGCTACCCAATTATCTTTCCAGTCAATTGATGTAGCAAACTGATCCCATTTTGATTGATCAGCTTCAAGTGTTGATTGAGCAGTGTGTCCAGTATTACAAATGTAAATAATACCACCGTATCTTACGATGTCATTAATTTTGTAAAAAGTTGCACTTGACCAATCACTTTGCCATTTTGTACCATCACTGAATAAGTTCCAGTGTGTCGCGTCTGTGTAGAAATCAGCACTAGAAGTGTGTCCCTTAATTGCAACATAAGTACGTCCACCGTACCTAATTACGTCATCTTTTAGGTAACTCGTTCCTGTTGTCCACGAGTCCTTCCAAATAAATCTAATTCTACCTAGCTTAAATTCTGCCATTTTTTGCTCCGTTCTTGATATTATACATATTTATCATTATCCGTTAAAGTCATCTCGTTCAGTTCTGCCCGACATAAACATATTAAGTGCCGCTAATCCACCGCCTAATGGTCCGTTAATAGTCATATCAACCAATACACTAGCTTGTGAGTCCGGAATATTTACTCCAGCTGTATTTGACCATGTAGTGTCTTCAAATACTAGCTGACCTGCTGTTAGTTTGTTTGTAAACAAATTAGATCCACCACCATTAAATCTGTTTTCAATATACAGTTTTAATGCTCTTTGTGTAGGAATAATATTGTCTGAGTTAGCAACAAAAGTATTATCAGTACTAAATTCTCTAATAACAGCCTGTGTTCCACCAACTCTAATTCCACCAAGTCTTAACTCATCTAACCCTTCTAAGTCAAAGAAGTCTGCACTTAATGTTACACCACCTTGTGCCTGTGAAACTCTAAATAGTTCACCAACTCTGTAGTTACCATCTTGGTCAGTACTTGTGTAGAATACTCGTCCACCGTTTGATTCAACAACTTCATTTGATTGTCTTGTTTCATTTGCGGCGTTTTGTCCAAATACATAAAGTCCTGGATAGTTAGTGTTACTAAAGTTACCAGTACCAATGTCTAAGAAGTCGTGTCCTGTAAGTCTACAGCTACTATAACGTTCACGTATAGTGACTCCTGTTCCATGTATTGGAGCTAATGCACGACCTAATATTGGACTAATTTGGAATGTTAATTCAATGTTTGGTGCAGTTCCACTTTGTGCAGTTACTTTAACCAATCTATAAATTGTATCACTTCCTGTAAATCTTACGTTTGCTCCAGGTCCTGGAACTAAACTTAGTCCACTAATTTTCATAGTGTTACCAATTTGTAATTCTTCGCCAAAACCATTACCAGTTATTGTTACAATCGCACTTTGGTATCCTGTACCTCTATTATAGAATGTTGGTTGAGGTAATGCACCGTTGTTAATATCAACAATATAATACGGCTCACTGTACTCTTCAGGATCTTGAACTGTTACTGTTGGTGGAGTAATATATCCACTACCTGGATTGTAAATATTAAACTGATTTAATTTTCCATCTTTAACTTTAACTCTAGCAAATGCTGTTGCACCACCAGTAATAATATTACCTACTGATCCTGCACTTGATAAACCTACCCATGTTGGCAAGTTATTTCTAATTCCGCCTGCTACTGCTGTTAAGTTTCCTGTTACTTCTCTTACAGTCCAACCGTACCCATTGTCTGAACTTACTGTAGTTCCTGTAGAACTTACTGCTAAGAACACACCTTGTGTATAACCAATTTTCCAATCTTCTCTGCCTGAGTCGCCAACTAGTTGTGAGTCTGACCAAGTAGTTCCAGTGTCACTGTAAATAACTCTATCTGACTGCGCCATTGTTGCAATCCAACAGTTACTACCAAATACTAAGTCATTGTATACTTCTGGTGATGCAGGTGTTACTGCCGCTCCAGTAGTCCAAGTTACGCCATTATCTGCTGAAATAACTGTAGTACCATCTTCAGCGATTGCAATCCATTTGCCTGCGCCATATGCTAATCCTACCCAAGTAGTTGCACTTCCGCCTGTAGCTACTGTAGTCCAACTTCCTGATGGAACTTGTGTTGAGTCGCCGCCAGTATCAAGTGTATTTTTATAAATGTTAGCACTTCCTGTTGCTAGTGCCATAATAGTATTTCCGCTAGGTCCACCTATTTCAACATGCTTCCAAGTTGTACTTGCAGGAAGTGTTGAATGATCAAAGTTAATACCATCATTTGAATATACTAGTCTGTCACTACCGTCTGCTACTGCCGCTATAACTGGACCATTTTTTGCAAATCCTGTCCAGTTTAAACTGTATGCTGGTAAATCTCTAAGTGTCCAAACTGCACCGTCTGTGGAAACATAAAAGTCGTTTGTTCCGCTAGGAGCATAATACCACATACCAATACTTGGACTATACCCTATGTCTAATGCACCTGTTTGTACACTAGTGTTTGACTTACTAAATATTGGGCTTGTCACACTAACTCTTGGCTCGTAAAAGTAAACTGTAGTTTCTGATAATGCTGTTGCATTTAATTTTCCTGGAATAATATTATCCCAGCCTGCTGTATTTGTAGATTCTTTATAAACTGTTGCAGTAAATGTTGAAGGATTATAATTTTGAATCCATCCATATTGTCCTGCACCAATACCTTCAGTAATAACAATACGCATTCCTACTAGCTGTGCTTTAGTTCGTACTTCTGAAGCCGCTAAAATAACGCTTGATAAATCGCCACCTTGTGCTGAGTTACCAAAAGATTTAAATCCTCTACCACCAACGTTTGTACTGTCATCTGGTAATTGTAAATCAATTTTAGAAATTCCACCTTGTCTAAATTCATCGTATATCATATTTAAACCAACACCTGATGCTTGTGTAGTTGATGTTGTTGCTTGTGTATATGATTGACCTGTATTTTTATATGCTATTGCTAGTATTGAAGTACCAGTTGACCAAACTTCGTCTACTGTTGCCTCTCCGCTTTGGTTGTTAACTGTAGCTAACTGTGGAGTTTCTGTTGAGTCAAATCCTTCTGCAACACTACCAAATGTTCCGTATGAGTTGTTACCGTTAGTAGCACGTAAAATACCACCGCTTTCTGCTAGGTAACCAATGTGTGCATAATATGTAAACACACTAACTAGCTCTGAACGTCCTCTATTTGTAGCCCAGTAGCCAATGCCGTCACTTAGTACTTGTGTAAAGTCGTTAGCAACGATTGATTTATTACCACCGTTGTGTAATGCACCGTCAATTTTCATTCCAATACAGTTATTACCAATTGTAGTAACACCTTGTACATATGTTGATTTACCGCCTGCAATTCTTTTTAAGTTAACAGCACCTGCTGTTGCACTTTTAAATAAATGTGCAGAAGTGTTAGAACTTATTCCAATATTCATTGTAATAACATTACCACTTACATTTGTAATTAAAATATTCTTATTGTAGTACGGATCTGTTGTTCTTGGATAAGGATGATCTGTTGCATGGCTGTCCATTGCACAAGTCCAAACTAAACTTCCTGAATCAATAGTAATTGTGTTTCCAATTTTAATATTATGAGCCCAGCTTATTGAATTATTGCTAGAACTTATAAATCTATGTTCATAAACACCGTCTGGGTTAACGCCAACATTTACAGTAATTGTTTTATCTGTTTTGGCAACAACTTTACGTTTTTCTCCGTATGCTGGATCTGTAACTCTTGGGTACGTATGATTACTATCAAAGTTGTCTTTTGCACATGTAAATGTTAAACTATTATTTGCAAAGCTAATTTCTTCTCCTACAGCTAATCCGTGTGCTGTCGCAAATGCTAATACCATTTGGCCCGTTGATGGATTATAAGTTGTTCCATCTACTGGTGTATATTGTGCAGTTGGAAGAGTCAATGTCATTACACCTGATGCTGGTGCATAAGTACCAGTTGTTGGTGTGTATTCCATGTTGTTTACGTTTGCAATCCAAACACTTGTATCGTCTGGGCCAGTACCTGGATCTAATGAAACAAATGCTCCGCCTGTTGGACGGCTTGTTCCGTAATCATTTGGTCCTACTAGTGTTCCTGTTAATCCTTTTAGTGTACAGTTTCGAATTCCGCAACCATTTCTAACATAGAACATATTTGATAAACTGTTAGCTGATGGAATAATTAATGGTATCTGTGTTTGTGGTACACCGTTTAAATAAGTTTTTTCACCTAATACAACATCTTCAGTAGGTACTGCTGGTCTAATTGTAGTTGTTCTAAGTTCTGCGCCTACTAGTGCAACTTTACTTGGAATACTAATTGGAAGTATTTCAGCAAATTCGCCTGACATAACTTGGACTTTTGCGTGTTCACCAACTCTATTAGGTTCATCTGCTAATAAGTAACTCATTGCAAATCCAACAGTTCTAAATGGAGCGTTTAATGAGCCACCACCTGTTGCATCATCAACTCCGTTAAGTGAAACATAATATAATTTTGCTTGTAAGTCTAATGTATCCCAATCCGGCATACCAGTAGTTGATCTTAATGCTTGACCAAATGCACCAATTGGTAAACGTAATGTGTCAATTGCTGTTGAATCTTGATCTTGGAAAGTTTTTAAGTCACCTTTTCTTGCTAACTTGTTAGTTAATGTACCAAGTACTGCAATTTTCCAGTAGTTTTGATCTGGTTGTTCTACATCTAAATCTGGTCTTGATGCTGATTCTGTTGAACGATGATATGCTAGACAAGTATATGTAGAGCCTTCCCAGTTAACCATATCACCTTTAAAGTACTCAATGTTATCTTCCCAGTAATCACGCCATTGTCTTCCGTCAATAACTAATTCCCAATATGCTGGCCACGCATCAGGTTGTAAGTTTGTATTATCTTGAATAGCAATATATAAGTTTCCTGAATAACGTATTAGATCGCCTGTTTTATAATCTACAAACGAACTTGCACCATCTTCGCCGTTCCAGTCATCTCTAAACTTATATCCTTCAAATGTAACATTCCAGTCAGTTGCATATAAACTTGGGTTTAACGCTGTATTAAATGTAACTGCTTTATAAATGTAACCACCGTATAATACAGTATCGCCTGGTTGGTAGTAAACGTTATCTGCCCAAACATTTTCATATTCTGAACCTGGCAAATATATTGCCCATTTACTTGTTCCGTAATCAGTATTAAATCCTGCTGAACCTGTTGTTGAAGTATGTCCAGCTAGACACTTCATTAAGTTTGCACCACGTTTTACAATATCGTTTTTCTTATATCTATAACCTGCTTGCCAAATGCCTTGAATAGTTTCTGCACCTGATTGTTCATTAACATAAACTTTAGTTACATATTCAATACCGTCTAGTTGTACTGCCCACTTAGCTTGATCTTCTTCTAGGCCAAGTGCAATTGAATCTGCTGATGTATGTCCTTGAGCACATTGGTAAACAATACCACCGTACCTAACAATATCATTAACACGATATCGTGTACCAATTGACCATGTAGCTCTCCAAGTATCACTGTCTGATAGTACAGTCCAGTCAGCTTGGTTAGCTTCAAGTCCTAATAGCGTAGTTGCGGCAGAAACGTGCTGATTAGTTGCTTTATAAACTTTACCGTTATAACGTACAAGATCATTTGTTCTATATAATGTATTAATAGTCCAGTTGTATTTCCAGTCAGCGGACGAAACAGCAACTAATGTCCATTTTCCAATGTCAGCAACTAGTCCGTCTGTTCCTGAAGTAAACGTAGCGGCAGATGTATGTGATTCAGTACATTCGTAAATACTAGCACCATACTTAACAATGTTACCTATAGAATAATGTGTGCCTACAGTCCAAGTGTTTTTCCAAACTTTACCTTCGGATTGTTTAATCCATTTTGGTTCAGCTGGTGTAACATCTGTACCTGCAACATCATTATAGAAAGTTCCTCCTGTATGTGTTTTTAATGCCACATACGTAAAACCTTGGTATTCAATCATATCATCAACGATATAATCACTACCACCGGCCCAAGCACCCTTCCAGTTAAATCTAATTCTACTAAGTTTAAATTCTGCCATTTTCTTTACCTTTTACGTATTTATTCATACTCCAGTTGGGTATGTATAATCCTCATTAATTCGTGCTACTAAATTTCCGCTATCATCAATATAGTAACTAATGTTTCTATTATCCCATCTAAACTGCTCGTAGTTTAAATTTAGGTAAACCCTTTTATGGTTTACATCTCTACCTTCAAGAAAGTCTTCACCTTGTTGGAAATCTTCGTAATTTTCTGCAGGGTCGCCTTCGCCATTAATTGCAATACTATCATGACTTTTTAATTGATCAACTTTACCAATAAATAGTTCACCTTCGGTTGTTCTACGTAATCCGTAAAAATACCTTGTGTCGGTTTGGTTAACCATATCTGAAAGACTTTGTCCTAAGCTACCATCACTCATTATACTATCTCCACTAAGCTAAGAATCACATCAAGTGACTCAGTTGTGTCCGATCTAACATACAACGTATTAGTTGCATCAAGGACAATTTTTTCACCTTTACCAATTGGCTTCATTGCAGTACTTGGAGGAATAGGCATTCCCTTAATCATATATCCAATGGAACTTGCTTCGTCTCCAATTTCAATATCAACACTTACCATACTTCCTGTTAAGTTAGCAATGTTCATACCAATAACTGTTGCACTAGTTGCCGCTGGTGTTGTGTACACTGCTACTCTTTCAGTACCAATTTGTTTTCCTATAATATTTTTAAAATTAGTTGCCATATTTCTTTCCTAAATTGTTAATGCAAGTTTAATCGCAATTTCCTCTGCATCATTAAACGTTACAGCACCAGTGGCACCTGCAACTGAAACCCAGTTATTTCCAATATCGTATATTTCAACTCTATCTTCAACAGTGTTATAACGCATCATTCCTAGTTCGGGACTTGGATGTCTGTTTGCGTTATTACCAACTGGAATAACAAATCCGCCTGTACCATCAACTTTAAAGTAACCTGTACCTTGTTGCTTTAATGTAGTAACAGCACCATCTATAGTATTAGTTATCTGATTTCCGTTAAAACTAAAGTTTTCAACAGCAACATAACCACTTCCATTTGCACGTAAAAGCAAGTTTTGATTAGTTGTAATTGTTTCTAATATACTACCGTGTACAGCAATATCATCAACTTCTAACCGTTTTGCATCAAATCTTTGTGAAGTAACGTCAGCTACAAGTGATCCACCAGCATAAAAGCGTAATGTATCGTCATCTGCACCTGGTGTTATTTCTGGTGTAATATAAGTATCTCTATCAAGATCGTATACACCACCTAGTGTATTCCAATCAGTAGTATATGCTTCAAATACGCTTGTAGTTGTATTATAACGTAGCATACCTGCTATTGGTGATCCTGGACGTTGTGCTGTTGTACCCTTAGGTAATGTTAATGATCCTGTACCGTCAATTTTAACAGTTTGACTACTCGGATCTAATACAATATCACCACCTGGGTTAGCAACAGTATTTCCACTAAGTTCAATGTTGTCAATAATAACTTGACCAACACCGTTAGTTGTAATATTAATATCGCCGTTACTTGCAGTTGTAGTAATAGTATCGTTGTCAATGATAATATCGTCAACGTAAACTTTACCAATATTTGCTTCTGACCAGTTTAATAAAGTAGTACCTAGTTTGTATGTGTCATCAAGATTGGGTATAATATCACTATCAATTCTAGCATTAATATTAATTGTGTCGGTGTCTTCGTCACCAAGTGTGATGTTGCCGCCAACTGTTACATTGCCAGTAACATCTAAGTTACCTGTAATGTTAACATTGTCTTGTAAATTAACTGTACTTGTTGAACTATTAATATTAATGTCGCCGCTCGTACTACTAATAGTATTTCCGCTAATTCTAATATTTCCGCTTTCAATTTTTGTTCCGTCAATAATAGTTGTACTTGTACCATCAGTAAATGTAATACCTTGGTTATTGTTAAACAAGAATTCTGCGTTAGTAAATGTTACTTCGCCTGTTTCTTGATTAATTCTAAATAAATCTCCAACTCTAAAGTCGCCTTTATGATCAACTGTGCTAAAGTAAACGTTTGCATCACTATTAGCAACTACTTCGTTTGCTTGTATAACTGCTGTATTGTCGTTAGTTACATCTTTACCTGTACCAATATAAGCAAGGTTCATACCAATTGCATAAACAACTGATCCGCTTCCTGTGCCATGAATACCATAGTTACCGTAAACACTTGCACTTGCAATACTTCTAATTTCTCCGCCAAAGTCTGAATGATCAATTAATGTTAAACCTGTTGCTGTGCCGCCTGCACTAAAATCAATGTCTTGAATAAATGTATCATCGTCTACTAAAATTTGTGATCCGTTATCACCGTTAAAGTCTAATTTTAAAACTGTATACTGATCAACTGCTGTAGGTGCTGTTGGGTTACTAAATGCATTTGTTACACCAATACTTTTTCTAACTCTAAAGTCATCAATACGTCCATCAAATCCCTGTGTACCTGCATAATTGTTACCAATTATTAATGGCTTTGTTGTTCCTAAGTTAGTATTATTAGATGTTGTTGCTTGTACTGCACCGTCTATAAATAATTTAATTGTAGTGCCTACTCTTGATACCATGATATGATAGTAAGTAGTATTAATTAACGTAACATCAGGAGCCATTATTTCAGTATTACCAATGTATACTTTAGGCTTCCTATCAACTGTATAAAAATGTAATGCGTTATCTGTATCTGATCCTGCTCTAAAATCAAATTTACTTTCAGTTCCAGTATCGTCTGCAATATAAATTACACATTCAACACTAAAGTCACCAGTTCCAAATCCAAAATCACTTGCTGTTGTTAATGTAAATCTGTCGTCAGTACCGTCAAATAATCCCATACCAGTACCATACTTAACAGCACCTGTTGTAACTATTTGTGCATTGCCTACTGCTGTAACAGTTTTCTTAGCTCTACTTAATGGGGTAATAAATCCGTTTGCTCTACCGTCAATAATAACTTCGTTTGTTCCTACACTTTCAATAGTTGATTGTGCTAGTTGTGTTCCGTCAGCATCTTTTAATGTAATTGTTTGTCCTGCGGCAGGTGTTGTTCCTGCTAGGCCGCTGTACTTAATTCTTGTTTTACCATCACCTTTAAGACCAGTTGCGCCTTCAAGTATTTCAATACCTTTGTCTGCAAAATATGTAAAACAATTTAGCCATTCTACTCTTGCACCATTAGTAACTTTTAATCCACTTGCATTTGGCGTAATAAATGTTACACTGTGGAATAACATCGCCGCTTCTCTTGAATCAGGATGAGCAACACTTCCGTCTAAATATGCGCCACGTCCTGCATCGCCGGCCGCAAAGCCTCTTGGATCTGTGTTGGAAACAGTAGTACCTTTTGTAATAACACTTACGTTTCTAATATAAGGTGATCTTTCGTAAACTCTAAAGTTGTTTGCAAAACGGAAAGCGTGTCCTGTTACTGCTCCAGCATTATAATAAAAATCTTTAATTGTAACATCTTCAACTGCTGTGTCGCCTTGCATTAAAAATACATCGTTGCTTTGTGTTCCACTTGTTGGTGAAATTTCAACTGCACGTAAACTGTGTCCTCTTATTGTAACACCTGTTGGAACTGCTAATGGAAATGCTTCTTGGTATTGTCCTGGATAAATGTAAACTGTATCATGTAAGCCAGCAAGTTCTAAACCTTTTGCAATAGTTGCAACTGGATCTTGTGGGTGTGTACCTGTTCTAGCATCACTACCGTTAGTTGCTACATATATAATATTTCCTGGTATACTGATCAAATCAATAGCACCAAAATCTAGGTCATTTGTTGTTAGTGTGTTTGTTGTTACGTTAGCAAAGTTACCTGTTGCCCAACGTTTTGTTGCAGTACCAATGTTATAAGTGTTATGCACATCAGGCATAATATCACTTGCAATGTCTGCATTAATAAAAATATTGTCAGTGTCACTATCACCAATTGTAATATTTCCGTCGGCACTAATATTTCCTGTAGCGTGTAAATTACCAGTAACAGTTGTGTTACCTACAATGTTAATAACTCCAGTGCCGTTAGCACGGATAAACAAATCATCGTTTGTATTTGTATTTTCAATAAAGTTGTTATTAAGTTCTAAATCGCCTACAACAACTCTATTACCAACAATAGTATTGTCAGCAGTTGCAATAGCAAATTCTTGTGCGGAAGTTGATATAGTGCTTGTTGCACCATTAATAGTTACGTTTCCAACTTGGAAAGTAGTATTTGTAATTTCTAAATCTGTTACTCGGGCAACGCCTGCAACGTCTAGTGCGTATTGTGGATTGGTGGTTTTAATACCGATTCGACGATTTGTTACATCTAAGTATAATAGGTCTGTCTCAAAAGCTAAATCCGTCCCATTACGTAGGAGGTTTTCCTTTAAGAGAGGACCCGATATGCGACCAATTGCCATCTTCTCTCCTCAATACGGGGATCCTGTCCCTCTAGCCAAATTTACAGTTTTCACTCTTTGCCGGCTAACCACAGTTTGTCCAGCATCGGGTTGGTCCACCCTTGTTGATGCGTTATTATTATTTATCCGTATTAAGAAATTAGTCTAGTATAAGGTTGAATACGTATGCTAATTCTTCAACATCAGATGCTTCGATACTTTCAACTTCACCAGCCGCATTAATCCAGTTAGATCCGTTCCAAGTTTCAAGGAATTCTAGTTGTTTATTGTACCTTGTATGCCCTACTTCTGGTCCTGCAGGACGCTGTGCAGTAGTACCAAGTGGCACAACCATACCGCTTGTATTATCAATTTTTAAGAAAGCATTTCCGGTAGTGTTAGTTAAATTAAATGTAAAGTTATCACTACTCCAGTTCCAAAGTTCACTGTTTCTAAATTTAACATTTTCAATTTCAGTGTATCCAGTACCGTTTGATCTAAGTGTACTTGTACCGTCTACTTCATCACTTGATACTATATTACCGTCGATACTAAATTTATGATCACTACTAAATCCAGTTGATTCAATTAATGTTCCGTTAAGTGTATGATTTGTTTGACCTGCTGTAACAAAGTTAAACTGGTTATTACTTAGATTTAAATATGTATCTCTATCGGTATCGTAAATACCATCAAGGGAAACACTACCAGCAGATTCTAGTCCTTCTAGTGTTCCATACGTAGTGTTATACCTTATTCCGCCTTGTATTGCAGGGCGTTGAGCTGTTGTTCCTTTTGGAACTTGTAAATCACTTGTGGCACTTATAGTTACATTTCCAGATGGTTTAAGTATAACATCTCTATTTGTTCCGCCTAGGTTATTTGTTACACTTGTCCAATAATCAATTGAAGGACTATTTGTAATAGGCAAATAGAACGAAGCAGTATTTGCTATTGAAAATCCTGCCGCATCGTTATTTGATAATAAGTTACTTGTGTAATGATCAAACAATGCAGTAATAGTTCCTGATCTCCAAGATAAACTACCTGCCATAGTTGCTGTTAACAAGTACAAATACTCATAACATAAATCGTTATAATTTAATCCAGTAGCATCAGTATACCATGCAAACGCTGGATAGTTATAGTTTACAACACCACCTGCTTGATATCCGCCACGTGCTGAATCTAATGCTGTTGTAAGTGTGCTTGGTCTAGTTGTACTTAATGCAGTATACAATCCGCTTATTCTAGGAATAAGCATATTTTTTAATATTTTTTCGCTTGCTAAATCTCTTTGACTGTTTACTCCGTCACCTAAGTAACTATTCATTTCGCTTTGATAAACACCAAATGTTCTGTTTATTGAAAACGAACCAAATGTACTTGCTAATGAAGTTTCTTCGGATGCATCAGCATATACAACAATACCATATAAGCCGCTTGAGAATGTTGCAAGTAATGCTGTGTTATCTGCAACACCGTTATAGTCATTGTCAAGATAACTTGCTAACATATTTGCCGCATGTTTAATTGCAAGGTCGCTAACTGTTGATGTTCCTAATACCGGAATACCAAACACTGTTGTATATCTTGGTAACTGAGTTTTAAATGCTTGATTACCATTAAAAATAGATGGTGTTGATAGTTCATAATCAGTAACAATAAATTCGCCTTCCGGACTAAACTTACCAATAATTTTATTATCTTTAAATTCTAAATTTTCTACACGAACTTTACCTGTACCTGTTGCAGTAATATATAAATCTGCATTAGATTCGTTAGTAGCAATAGATTGTGATGATATAGTAATACTATTAATTATTGCTGTTTTTGTATGTAATTCTTTCCAACGTTTTACATCAGTACCTAAAACTAATCCTTCAGTTGATCCTGGCTCAAAGTTTTGACTAATGTTTGTATTAAAATCAACAGTGTCTGTTGGAGAATTTCCTATAGTATTAAGTGCTCCACCAACTGACAAGTTTCCTGTTATATCAACACTTGGTGCAATAACATTTCCTTGGAATACAATATTTCCTACACTATTAAAATTAATAGCTGACTTTGTTGCTTCAATTACATTGCCTTGTACAACAATATTATCTAATGCAACTACACCTTGATTAAGTGTAACAGTATCATTTCCATTACGGATTTGTACTTGTGAATTTGTTGCAAAAATACTTTCAATATCAAAGCTAGTTCTTTCGTTTTCTAAGTCAACTAAGAATTTATCTCCAACTCTAAAGTTACCTTTTTGATCTTGTCCTGTAAAATAAACTGTAGCATTGTTTAATTCAGTTACTTCATTTACTTGTATAGTTGTTGTATTGTCGTTAGTAATATTTTTACCTGAACCAATATACGCAAAGTTATGATTAACCATGTATGCTAAACAGTTAGCACCATCTGCTTCAATACCTTTGTTTCCATATACGTTTGCACTAGCAATAGTTCTTAGTTCGCCACCGTAGACTGTAGTTCCATCCTTTGCTGTTCTTCCAGAACCCTGTAACATGTAAATGCCTCTGTTAGCAAAGTAAGTAAAACTATTCAGCCATTCAACTCTAACACCGTTTGTAATTGTTAGTGCATCTACACCCGGAGTAATAAATGTGCAACTATGGAATAACATGCTTGCACTTGCACTATTTTGATCAACAACTGATCCGTCAACTAATGCACCTTTACCTGCATCGCCTGCATCAAATCCTCTTGGATCGCTTACGCTTGTAGTTGATCCTT